TGATCCTTGTGATGGCTGTTGATGATAGGAAAGCCACTGGTTCCAGCCGGTGGCTTTCTTGTATGTATCTGATTATATTCGATTATTCTTATATGAAGCTAGAATAGTTCTAGCTAAATCTCTTCTTTCTTAGACACACGTTGATGTCAGTATCGGGCCGTCTTGTACCCCTGCGTGTTTCAGCAGTCCGAGGGTCGCCCTTTAGTGTGTCGTCTCTGGCCCGTGTAGATTTTTATATCGGTTGCCGTTGGACGTCACATGAGCCATCGCCATTGAGGGCGAGATCAATAGTCGGCGTTAACGACCAGAAGAAGGAGACCGAGGTGCTGATTCAAGGGAGACCTCGAGTCTGAACTCGTAGCCGCACTATTGAACTCGACCGGCGATGGTTCATAGTCCAACCAATAGGCAACTGATGAATCTACATGGGTCAGTGATGCGCTACGACGACTGGGGTTGCTGAAACTCGTAGGGGTACAAGACTGGTGGAGACAACAACGGGTGTCTAAGAAAGAAGCTCTTGCGCGAGGGATCGTCACCGATAGGCCAAGACGCCCCCCTTCGAAGGGCGGCTTGGTGAGCAGCCACTAGGACTGCTTGTGGTGTGTGAGGTTAGAGATGTGGCTGCGAGTAGAGCCCGTCCCAAAGGGCGCGCCCAAGGCTACTGCTTAAGGCATGAGGATGGTACTGAGAACGACAGCGACCAAGGCAGAACTAGGTGCATTGATCACAGTATCTGCCTGCTGCATGTGCTAAGGCTAGAACATGTGGTACTTCAAGAGGTTAGTGCAATGAGAGTGGGCTAGAGGGTAATACACCCCATCCTCCCCACATAGCTAACTACTTGAATTCCCTGTGGAACTTCCTTTGGAAGGGGGTAGAGGGGGGTGAGGGGGGTAGAGTTGTAGGTGAATTACACCTCCAGATTTTCTCACAGAAATTCCTGCTGTACCTTCAAGGAGTAATTTCCTTGACAGGCAGCTATTCCTATGGTATACTTAAGGTACTAGCTTAAGGCATTCCTTAAGCATTACCCTAGAGCGCCTTCAAGTAGAGCTTAAGCTCCTTAGGCATATCTCCAAGCTATATAGTTAGTCGTTATTATCCTTACCTTAAAGCTACTTAAGGCAATACCTAAGGCTATACCTCTTGAATCCTAAGTTCCGTAATGCTGCTAACGGTCGGTACCTTAAGGGGCTCTTCTACGAAACTACAGGAGCCGATAAAGCTTCTGTGTCGTACACCCTAAAAGACTGGGACCACGTCGTCGGAGACGTAACCTACCCCAGCCTTTATCGTCTTTACCTCGAGACCGAGGACCTAACCGAATACGAGTTTGCCAATCTCCACCTCGATGGCTGGGAGCATTGGGAAATGTTGACCTCCAGCACTTGGTTCAAGCCTTACGTCTCCCGCTGGAGGAAGGAGCTCTCGCTCAAAATCAAGGCCAGAGCCCTTAACCGTCTTAAATCCGAGGCTGCGTCGTCTTCGAAGAACGCCTTCCTCGCAAACAAATTCCTCATCGAGAAGGGCTGGGTCGACAAAGACTCCGGAAACAACACCCGGGGCCGTCCAAGCAAGGACGAAGTCAAGGCCGCAGCGAATGAGATCGCCCTCGTCGAGCGCAGACTCGAGGAAGACTTCGAACGACTGACCAAGGAACTGAACTAGAATGTACCGCGATCGCTACAAGAAAGATCCCAAGCCCAGAAACCCGAACGCTGGGCTCTCCCAGAAGGTCGATAAGGGCAAGATGCCGAAGGACACGGTGAACGTTGCCGCCAAGGGCGACAAGAAGCCGATGCCGAAAGACAACCCCAACCGGGCAGCGAAGGTCGATAAGCCGAAGTTAGCTGCTCCGAAGCCCAAGCCCAAGCCTTCTGTCGCCGCTAAGGCAGCCGCTCCCAAGCCGAAGGCCAAGCCGGTAGCAACCGCTGCAAAGGCCAAGCCTGCTGCAGCTCCTGCCAAGAAGGCAATGACGAACTACCAGAAGCAGCGGCAGATGATCGCCTCCAGAGGCCCCGCTGGTCCACGTAGAAAAGCCTAGGAAGCCCTTCCTTACCTCAAGGCTACCACCCCTTAGCCTCTTACCACACAAAGCCGCTCTACGGCCTTCCTAAGCCCTTCTAGAGCCATTTCAGATTCAGGATCCAGAATGTACTACACCGAAGAACGGCTGATCTCCTCTCCAAAGGCTGTAGCTGTCACCCCTTCTGATTCAACCAACCTCTCTTTCGATGCCAGAGCACTCTACGTCGGCACCGGTGGCAATGTCGTTGTCGTCTTTCCGGACAACTCCACCGTAACCTTCACCAACGTTCAGTCAGGCTCGATCCTCCCGGTCATCGCAAAGCGGGTAAACTCTACCTCTACCACCGCCTCCAACATCGTAGCTCTGTACTAACCCAGAATGCCCAACGCTCTTGGTCTCGGTCTTGGCCTGAACTTCGGAGGGGGTGTTCCCTTCTCCCCTGCAATGCTGTTTGCTTCAGGCGAGCAGGGTGTCTGGTACGACCCGAGCGACCTTTCCACGATGTTCCAGGACGACGCAGGAACCACTCCTGTGACGGCGGTAGAGCAGCCCGTTGGCCGTTTGCTTGACAAGAGCGGGCGCGGCAACCACGCCACGCAGGCAACTTCTGCAGCCCGCCCAACGCTTCGCGCAAAGTACAATCGGCTTAATTACAGCGAACAGTTTGATAACGCTGCGTGGACAAAAAATATCGCTGGCGACACTATCACTGCAAATGCCGGTGTAGCGCCGAATGGGGCGACTACTGCTGACTTGTTCGTGCCCAATACGACAACGGGCAGCCACTTGTTGCAGCAAATAGTAAACGCTACGGCGCCTAGCCACACGTTTAGTGTTTACGCAAAAGCATCTGGATATGATTGGATTATTCTCCAAGGTGCCGGGTATGCTTGGTTCAATGTAAACAGCGGCACGGTTGGTACGCAGGTACTCTGCACAGGCTCGATCACGCCGGTCGGAAACGGGTGGTATCGCTGCACAATCGCGATGACCGCCGCCAGCACACAAGCTGTTGTTTGGGTCGTAAACGCAAACAGTGTTACATCCTTTGCAGGCAATGGCACTTCCGGCGTTTTGTTCTGGGGCACCGATCTTCGCGATACGAATGACGGTGTTGGCCTTCCCGTCTACCAGCGCGTCGGGGCTGCTACAGACTACGATGTCGCAGACTTCCCGCAGTATCTGGCGTTCGATGGTGTAGACGACAGCCTTGCCACGGGGGCAGTCAACTTTACTTCAACGAGCACCATGAGCGTGTTCGCTGGAATGCGAAAAAACAGTGACGCGGCTGTAGCGATTCTTGCTGAACTCGGCGTGGACAGTTTTGCTAACGCTGGTGGATTTTATCTTGCCGCCCCGCTCTCTGCCGACATCGCCTTGTGGTCGCGCGGAACTGTATCGGCGGGCAGCGTTGCATCGGTGGCTCTTACTGCCCCTGCAACTGCAGTTATCTCAGCAGCCGCTGATATCTTGAACGACATCCGCTCTATTCGTCTCAATCAAGGAACGACAGGCACTGGCAGCGGCGATCAAGGTTCTGGAAACTACATCAACGCCTCGATTTATATCGGCAGCCGCGCGGGCAGCACTCTTCCGTTTAACGGTCGCCTCTATGGACTGGTGGTCCGTGGGGCTGCGACAACCTCCGCCCAGATCCTCACTGCCGAATCCTGGATGAACCAAAAGACGAGAGCGTATTAACTTGGCTGATCTCTATCGAACCCTCGTCATCGCCGCCCAGGATGCCACCAAGGTCCGTGCCATCGCCTCTGCCTTCGGCCCCGGTGGCGAAGGCATGTGGAAGACGCCGCTCTCGGCAACAGGCAGCGAACCGGTGACCCACTACATCTCTTCCGGATTCATCCCGGAGGCCTTCGTCTCCCTGTCGCCCTTCTCCAGCTGGTCCGTGAACCTCGAGGGCCAGTGGTTCGAGACGGACCACTACGCCGGGGATGCCGAGACCGTCTACGCCTACGCCTCCCAGGCTGGCCTCCCGGTCACCCTCGAAGAGATCCAGGGGATCTTCCTGCGTGCCGACGTCTCCGACCAGGAGCCCTTCGTCCACCTGAGCCGGATGGGCCTCCAGATCATCCATCCGCCCATGGAACTTGCTTGAAGCAGACCGACCGCAAGACGCAGATCCGGCAGCAAGCCGAATCCGACCTCGAAGCCTTCATCCGCCTCATCCACCCGAACCGTGTCCTCGGTGGAATTCACAGGGACGTCATCCGGTGGTGGAACCGGGAAGATTCGAAGTCCCACCAGCTTCTCCTGATGCCGCGTGACCACCAGAAGTCGGCTCTCGTCGCCTACCGTGTCGCCTGGGAGATCACCAGGAACCCCGCCGTCCGTGTCCTTTACATCTCGAGTACTGCCAATCTCGCGATCAAGCAGCTCAAATTCATTAAAGACATCCTGACCTCCGACATCTACCGGTTTTACTGGCCCGAGATGATCATTCCGGAGGAAGGTAAGCGCGAGAAGTGGACGGAGACCGAAATCGCCGTCGACCACCCGAAACGCAAACAAGAGCTAGTTCGTGACCCGACTATCTTTACTGCTGGTCTCACAACCTCAATTACCGGCCTACACTGCGATATTGCTGTTCTGGATGACGTCGTAGTCCGCGAGAACGCCTATACCGAGGAAGGCCGCGAGAAGACGAAGCAGCAATACTCGCTGCTGTCCTCGATCGAGGGTGCCGATGCCCGAGAATGGGCGGTGGGCACCCGCTACCACCCGAAGGACCTCTACAACGACATGGTCGAGATGGAGGTCGATCTCTTCGACGAATACGGTGACATCGCAGGCTCAGAGCCTCTCTACGAGAAGTTCGAATGCCAGGTCGAAAGCCACGGAGACGGTACCGGTGAGTTTATCTGGCCTCGTCAGCAGCGTGCAGACGGTAAGTGGTTTGGGTTTGACCAGGCTATTCTGGCAAAGAAGCGAGCCCAGTATCTCGACAAGACCCAGTTCCGTGCCCAGTATTACAACGATCCGAACGACGCTTCTGAAGCGGCCATCTCTCGAGATCTGTTCCAGTACTACGATCGAAGCTTCCTCGCCCGACGGGATGGACGCTGGTACTACCAGAACCGGAGGCTGAACGTCTTCGCTGCCATCGACTTCGCCTACTCGCTGTCGAAGAAGTCCGACTACACCTCGATCGTCGTCGTCGGAGTCGATGCGAACTCGAATTATTACGTCTTAGACATCGAACGGTTCAAGACGAAGCAAGTCTCGGAGTACTTCCAGAAGATCCTCCAGGCCCACCAGAAGTGGGACTTCCGCAAAATCCGGGCTGAAGTGACTGCCGCCCAGGAGGTCATCGTCGAGGAATTAAAGAATAACTACATCCGCAAGCATGGGCTTGCGCTATCGGTCGAGGGGGTTCGCCCCACTCGCCATCAGGGTTCAAAGGAAGAGCGCATGGATGCGATCCTCCAGCCCCGCTACCAGAATGGACAGGTCTGGCACTACGCCGGGGGCAACTGCCAGACGCTCGAGGAAGAGCTCGTCCTGCAGAACCCGCCCCATGATGACGTCAAGGACGCCCTCGCCTCTGTTCTGGAAATGTGTGTCCCGCCGACTGGCAACCAGGGCTCGGGACTCAGAGGCAGGCAGGCCCGGGCACAAATCATCGGATCAACCCGCTTCGGCGGCATTAGGTAAGAGATGGCTGGTAAAACCCTCGATATTGACTCCCTCGGCGTCTCCCCGGACAAGCTCGGCTGCGACATCGCAAGCAAGTGGGTGACCTGGAACACGCTCCGCCAGACGAAGGTCGCGGAGTGGAATGAGATCCGACGATACGTCTACGCGACCGATACGACCCAGACGACGAATTCGAAGCTCCCCTGGAAGAACAAGACGACGATCCCGAAGCTCTGCCAGATCCGGGACAATCTCTACGCAAACTACATGGCTTCGCTGTTCCCGAAGCGGAAGTGGCTGTACTGGGAAGGCGACAAGGAGCAGGACGAAACCCGCGACAAGCGTGACTCCATCGAGGGCGTGATGGAGTGGGCGATCGACCGCTCGGCTTTCAAGAAGGAAGTCGGCAAGCTCGTCCAGGACTATATCGACTACGGCAACTGCTTCGCCATGGTCGACTGGATCGACAACAACCGCATGCTGGAGGACCGGCAACAGGTTGGCTATGTCGGCTCCGCGCCCCGCCGCATCTCGCCCCTCGACATCGTCTTCAACCCGATCGCCGCCTCTTTCGAGTCCTCCCCGAAGATCGTCCGTGCCATGCTCACGCTGGGCGAGCTCAAGAAGGTGCTGCAGGCCGAGTCCACCGGCGAGGATGCCGAGGCCTACAAGGAGCTCTTCTCCTACCTCATGGACCTCCGCAGGGGCGTTGCCGGGGCAAATCCCTCTTATGACCTCTCCGAGAAGGACAGCTACTTAAACGTCGACGGCTTTGCCTCCTGGCGCCACTACCTCGAGTCGAATTACGTCGAGCTCCTGACCTTCTACGGCGATCTTTATGACGTCGAGAATGACGAGCTCCTCGAGAACCATGTCATCATGGTCGTCGACCGCCACAAAGTCATTTCGAAGAAGCCGAACCCGAGCTACTTCGGCACCGCCCCGATCTGGCATGCCGGATGGAGGCCCCGCCAGGACAACCTCTGGGCCATGGGGCCGCTCGATAACCTTATCGGCATGCAGTACCGCATCGACCACCTCGAGAATCTCAAAGCCGACGTCGCGGATCTGTCGACCTTCCCGGTCCTCAAGATCAAGGGCTATGTCGACGAATTCGAATGGGGCCCGATGGAACGGATCTTCGTCGGTGACGACGGTGACGTCGAACCTGTGCAGCTTCCGAACCAGACGCAGCAGACGGACATGGAAATCCAGTTCCTCATGCAGTTGATGGAAGAGATGGCTGGCTCGCCGAAGGAGGCGATGGGTATCCGCTCGCCTGGTGAAAAGACCGCTTACGAGGTCCAGCGCCTCGAGTCGGCTGCCGGACGTATCTTCCAGTCGAAGATCTCCCAGTTCGAGGAAGAGATCGTCGAGAATGTTTTAAATGGCATGCTCGAGCTCTTCCGCAGGAAGATGGGCCCGACCGTCATCCGTGGCTTCAATGACGAGGTCAAGATCGCCGTCTTCCGGGAACTTACCGCTGCCGACATCACCGGTCAGGGCCGGCTCCGTCCGCTGGCAGCCCGTCACTTCGCCGAGAAGGCCGAAGTCATCCAGAACCTCACCACCCTGGCGGGCTCTGGCCTGTGGGCGGACGAAGAGTTCCGCATGCATTTCTCCTCGATCAAGATGGCCGACATGTTCGAGGAATTGTTGAACCTCGAGGACTACAAGATCGTCGATCCCTACATCCGTCTCTCGGAGCGTGCTGATGCCCAGCGTCAGATGAACAGCCACGAGGAACAGGTCGGGATGGAAGCGATGACGCCCTCTGGTCTGTCACCTGACGATTCCGACCAGATGCCGATGTCGGCTGTCGGAGGGATGGCGTGAAGCCACTCTCGACGGCCTGGACGAAGCACCTAAAGGACGCCGGGAAGAAGGCAAACCTTGAGAGTGCAGTACGCAACAGCAGTGCTGCATTGACCCGCTTGCGGGACCTCCTCCGGGAGGAAGATGCGGCCCTCTCCAACCTCCAGATTACCCAACCTGACAATGATGCCAGTTGGGCTTTTAGACAGGCTCACATTTCCGGTGAGCGATCTCGCATACGAAAGGTTTTAGACCTCCTTTCGTTTTTAGGAGACTAACTATTTGAGCACTGAAGACCTTTTCAGTTCTAACACTTCTGCAGCCGGGGATCAGACCACCCTGCCGCTGTTCGAGAACGAAGGCACCCGGGAACCGGTAATCGACCCCAACAAGGATTGGATGGCCGAATATGTCGGTGAAGGGAAGAAGTTCAAGGATGCAGCCGACCTCGCAAAGGGGAAAGCCCATTCGGACGCCTTCATCGCCCGTCTCCAGCAGGAGATGGACGGGCTCCGCAAGGAGCTCAATACGCGGATCAAACTTGAAGAATTCATGGACCGTATGAACTCGCAGAACTCCAGTGGTGCAAACCAGACCACACAAACGGCTGGTCAAGGCAACCAAACAGATGGGACCGCGTCTAACGCAACCTCCACCCCCGACATCGAGAAGCTCATCGAGGAGCGCCTAGCGGCTAAGGAAGCCGAGCTCCGCGAGAGGCAGAACATCGAAACTGCGAAGGCAAAGCTCCAGGAAGTCCTGGGGCCGGATTATCAGCAGGAACTCGAAGCTCGTACGAACCAGCTTGGACTGACGAAGGAGTTCGTCGCCAATCTTGCCAGGACCCAGCCGAAGGCGCTCTTCGCCCTCCTCGGTCTCGAAGGCCAGCAGGCCCGCAGGAATGACGACATCTTCGCCCCGAAGGGCAGCGTGAACACCGCTGGCCTCGGACAGAACCAGCCATCCGAGAAGACCTGGAAATACTACGAAAACATGCGTCGCCAGAACCCTGCGACGTACTGGTCGAGCCAAGTGCAGAACGAGATCCACAAGCAGGCAGCGAAGCTCGGGGAGAGGTTTTATTCTTAATCCGATTTAAGGAATAAACCCAAATGAGCGGTATTAGTTACGCTACTCACAGCGACCACCTCGTTCGTGCGAACCTGTGGTCGAACCAGGTCAAGGAAGTCCTCCTTGATGAGCTGATGGGCACGAAGTACGTCGACATGATCACGGACTTCCCCGACGGCGACACGCTGAACATCCCGTCCATCGGCCAGGCTGAAGTCCTGGATTACGCCGAAGGCCAGGGCATCAAGTACACCGGGATGGACACCGGTAACTTCACCTTCACGATCAACAAGTACAAGTCCTCGGCGACGTACATCACCGAGAAGATGAAGCAGGACTCGTTCTACATGTCCCGCCTCGTCTCCTCGTTCGTGCCGAAGCAGGCCCGTGCGATCTCGAAGGCGATGGAAATCGACATCATGACCCTCGGTCCGGATGGTCAGACGGCGTCGAACCTCAACACCATCAACGGTGCGAACCACCGCTGGGTGGGTTCCGGCACCAACGAGGTCATCTCGCTGACCGACTTCGCCAAGGCCCGCTACGCCCTGCAGAAGGCGAACGTGCCGATGACGAACCTCGTCGCCATCGTCGATCCCTCCGTCGAGTACACCCTGTCCACCCTGACGGGTTCCTCGACCGCGATGCAGTACAACCCGCGCTGGGAAGGCATCGTGTCCTCGGGCATCTCGACCGGCATGAAGTTCATCACGAACGTCTACGGCTTCGACGTCTACGTCTCGCAGAACCTGAAGTCGGGCATCGCCGAGACCGTCAACAGCGTCTCGGTGACGACCGGTGTCGCCAACCTGTTCTTCTCGGCTGCCCCGGATGTCCTTCCCTTCGTCGGCTCCATCCGCCAGGCCCCGAAGGTCGACTCCGACTACAACAAGGACTTCCAGCGCGAGGAGTACGTCACGACTTGCCGTTACGGCTTCAAGCTGTTCCGTCCGGAAAACATGGTGGTCGTCCTCACGGATACCGACCAGGTCTAATCCTGATCAGATCCAATTAGAAATATAGGAGATTATCACTATGGGTACTTGGACTAACTCTGACGGCCTCTACATCCGCTACGGTTCGGATGAGGCCGAAGTCGCCGTTGGCGGCCAGTACAGCAAGGACGGCCCGCTGCAGGAGGTCGAGGTCGTTCTTCCCTACACCGACTTCGACAGCGCCACGCCTTCGCTGCCGCACTCCACCGACTCCTTCGGTGTCGTGCTGCCGAAGGGTGCCCGCATCGAGGAGATCGAGACGGTTGTCGAAACCGCCTTTACCTCCTCGGGCACGATCGGTTCCTCGACCTTCTCGGTTGGCCTCAAGAAGGCTTCCGACCGGTCGACTGAGCTTGATCACGACGGCCTGACGACTGCCTCGGCTACCGGCACGGCCCTCGGCCTTGCCACGGTGGGTACGAAGACGGTGGTGCGCGTCGGTTCGACTGGCGCTGGTGCGCTGCTCGGTACGACGCTGGCGGAAAATGGTGTGCTCGTGTTCGCGAATACCGCGCATGCCACCCACCCGCACACGGCTGGCCGTATCCGCGTCCGGATCCGCTACCTCTTCCCGTAATCAACCTCTGGGGACTCAGCTTAGGCTGGGTCCCTCCCTCTTGGAGGTTGGCGAATGGAACAATGGCAATTGGAAACGGCTGGCCGACTGGCCCGTATCGAAGAGTCCGTTAAACACATCGAGGCGCACATTCGTGACAAAGACCTCGAGAAGCGTGTGAAGGATCTCGAATCCTTTAAACAGCAGATTTTGCAGCGGATTGCCTGGGTCTCAGGTGCATTCGCAATTCTTTCCTCAGGCTTCATCTACGGCCTTGATTACATCAAAAATCACATCTCACTTAACTAAGGTGCGTCGATAGTGTCCAAGATCACTCTGTCTAACCTGTCGAATCTGTCGAACGAGTCTTCTGCCGTTGCGACGATCAACAGCAACATGCAGACGATCTCGGACGCTATCGACGATCTTCTTTCGCGGGACGGCACCAGCCCCAACAGCCTGGAGGCCGACCTCGACATGAATTCCTACCGGATCCAGAACCTCCCGGCAGCGGTGGCTGCGACGGAGCCTGTCCGCAAGAACGAATTCGACGCCCTGGTCTCCACCGTGACCGACGTCTACACCGATACGCTTGCGATCTATACGGACTTCGACACCCGCTTCCTCGGGGCGAAGTCGTCCGATCCCAGCCTCGACAACAGCGGCAATGCCCTCGCGACGGGTGCCCTGTACTACAACACCGTCACCAACCGGATGAGCGTCTACACGACCACCGGCTGGCAAGTCATCGGCGCGATGTGGCTCTACGGAACGAGTGCCCCGAGCAATGCCTCCGGTAACAACGGCGACTACTTCATTGATACGGCGACCGGTAACGTCTACACGAAGGTGTCGGGCTCCTGGGGCTCGGCCATTCTCAATATCAAGGGTTCTGACGGCCAGGACGGCTCTGGCGTGAAGATCCTCGGCAAGCTCGCCAACAGCGGCCTTCTCCCCGGCTCAGGCTCCCTCGGGGACGCCTACTTGATTTCTGGCAATCTCTGGGTCTGGAACGGCACGGCCTGGGAGAATGTCGGGGCGATCCAGGGTCCTGCGGGACCGACCGGGCCTGCGGGCCCTGCCGGGAGTGCCGGGGCTGACGGGGCGGTCATCCGCAACTCGAGCAGCGCCCCCTCGAATGCCACCGGCAACAATGGCGACTACCACATCAACACGACGAGCTGGGACCTCTACTACAAGTCCGGGGGCACATACTCGGTCGTCGGCAACATCAAGGGCGCTACGGGTGCCACGGGGCCCACAGGGGCCACTGGACCGACCGGGGCCACAGGGCCTGCGGGGGCAACCGGAAGCACCGGCCCCACCGGTGCCGATGGCGCTGACGGCAAGACCTGGATCACCGGCTCGGGCGTTCCCTCCGGAGGCACGGGCACCGTAGGCGACCTCTACCTCAATGTCGCGACGGGTGACATCTACGAGAAGACCGATACGTCGACCTGGAGCTCCTCGGGCAATCTGGCGGGACCAGCGGGAGCCACGGGCTCGACCGGTGCTGCCGGAACGAACGGCATCCCGGCTGGGGTGAAGTACACCTTCGACAGTGTCACCACGAAGGCTGATCCCGGGGCGGGCAAGATCCGCTTTAACAACGCGACCATCGGCTCGGTCACCGCGATCTATATCGACAACTCGGACGCGGATGCAAACTCGGTCACGCCCTGGCTCGACAGCTTCGACGACTCGACGACCTCTGCCAACCGTGGCACGCTGTTCTACCGTGTCGGCCTCTCCGGGACGATCGGCCTCTTCCAGGTCACCGGTGCCGTCGTCGATGAATCCGGCTACCGCTCGGTTCCCGTCTCCTACATCGCGGGCACGATCCCGAGCAATTCCGACAGCCTCTATTTCTCGTTCTTCCGGACGGGGAATACCGGTGCCTCGGGTTCCGGTTCCGGCGACATGCTGAAGTCGACCTATGATCCTAACGACGATGGCAAGGTGACGAATGCGGTGAATGCCGATGTCGTCCCATGGTCGGGGGTCAGCTCCAAGCCGACGACGATCTCGGGTTATGGCATCACCGACGCCCAGCCCCTCGACAGTGACCTGACAGCGCTCGCCTCGGTGACGAGTGCAGCCGATACGGTGCCCTACTTCACCGGCTCTGGCGCTGCCTCGGTGACCGGCCTGACGGCTGCGGGCCGTGCCCTCATTGATGATGCCAATGCCGCCGACCAGCGGACGACGCTGGGCCTCGGAGCCCTTGCCACGGAGTCCTCGGTCGGGACGTCGAACATCGCGAATGACGCGGTGACCTATGCCAAGCTGCAGAACGTCTCGGCGACCGACAAGATCCTGGGCCGTGTCACGGCAGGAGCTGGTGACGTCGAGGAGATCACCTGTACGGCGGCAGGACGGGCCCTTCTCGATGACACGGACGCAGCCGCCCAGCGCACCACGCTGGGTCTTGGCACCGCAGCGACACGGAACATCTCGGTCGGCACGACGGCTCCTTCGTCGCCTTCGACGAATGACCTCTGGGTGGATACGAACTGATGGCGATCGAGCTCGTCGGCTGGGCCTATGACTACGGGGTCAACAGCGTCGACCTGACGTCCCTGTACGACGGCATCGGGGCAAGCCCTGCCCAGAATGACATCGTCCTCGTCTTCCTGAGTGCCGCGATGAACTCGGACGTCGATTTCTCGACCTACAAGCCGAGCGGCTACACGGTCAACGCTGATCTCTACGCCAATGACGGGTTGGACTCGAATCTCGGCGTCTTCTACAAGATCATGGGATCGACACCCGATACGTCGGTCTCGATCTCGAGCGGGCTTACGAAGCTACAATGGCTTGTCTACGTCTTCCGGGGTGTCAACACGACGACGCCGCTGGATGCAACGACAACGACGAATACCCGGATCGACAGTGCGGATGGCCTGAGCCCGTCGATCACGACGGTGACGGCCAACGCCATGGTCCTCTCGGCCTACGGGACGGGAGACTTTAATTCTTTGACTGCGGCCCCGTCCGGTTACACTGTCGAGACGGGTGGCCTTTCCGGATATGGCCGGATCGGCGTCGGCTACAAGCTGAAAGCCACGGCTGGGCTGGAATCCCCTTCGGCCTGGGACCACTCCGCGACCAGCACCCTCAACAGCTCCTGCACGGCAACGGTGGCCCTGCGTCCTGCTGGAGCGTCCTCGACCGGCAAGATCAAGGTCTGGAACGGCTCTGCATGGGTCGCCAAGCCAGTGAAAGTCTGGAACGGCTCAAGCTGGGTCGAGAAGCCGGTCAAATACTGGAACGGTACGTCCTGGATCACGACGACTTACTAAGAGGCAGATTTGTTTAAGCTGACTGAAAATGATTTGAAGAAGCTGGAGGGCGTCCATCCTGACCTCGTCAGGGTCATCAAGGAGGCCGCGAGGACGGCGAAGACACCTTTCCGTGTCCTCGAGGGCCTGCGCTCGACGGCAACCCAGCAAAAATACTTCGCCCGTGGAGCCTCGATGCTCGACGGCGTGAAGAAGAAGAGCAAGCACCAGGTCGGCAAGGCCGTCGACATCGTCCCCATCGTCAACGGGAAGGTGGAAACGCGCTCATGGTCTCCGTTCTACCCGATGGCCGACAACGTGAAAGCCGCAGCCAGGAAGCTCGGGATCCGCATCATCTGGGGCGGGGACTGGAAGAGCTTCAAGGACGGCCCGCATTTTGAACTCCCCTGATTTCAAGAAAGGATACTGAAATGGGTTCTGGACTTCTGAAAGGCTACAAGACCTACATCGTCGGCGCTCTCTCGATCGCCGGCTTCCTTGCTGGCTACCTCATGGGCGACATCGACATCGCCACGGCGGCCCAGGGCATCGTGACGGCTGCTCTCGGCATGACGATCCGCAGCGGTATCAACACGGTCATGGCTCCTAAGTAATGGACTGGATCGGGGTCGTCATCGTCCTCGGTCTCATCCTTCTCGTCGGTGGCGTGATCTGGAAGGTCATTCACGATCCCCAGTTCTGGATCCGCCTTGCCACCGACCTCGGGAAACTCGCCGGTCCTGTCGTGTGGGCCTACGTCGCACGGCAGGAAGACCCCGAGACCCGGAAGCGAAGACAGGCTGTCGAGCGCCGGGGCGGGCAGTGGGATCCAATCCGGAAACGCGAGCGGGTATCGGGAAAGTGAAAAAGAAGCTTCTCTACATCGAATGGGCTGACGCCACCACCGACGACGGCTGGGACGCAGCCCATGACCTCGAGTCCCACATCATCCGCTCGGTGGGCTTCCTCATCAGGACAACGAAGCGGGACATCGTTATCGCGGGTGACTGGAGCGATCCTGAATCAAACCGCAGGCTGGCCATTCCAAAGGCCTGGATTCAAGTCAAGAAAGAGATCGTTCCGTGAAATACACGCTTCTAGAAATGACACAGATGATCTTGTCGTCCCTCGATGGCGATGAGGTCAACTCGATTAGCGATACTGTCGAGTCCAGCCAGATCGCGACCATCTTAAAGAACAGCTACTACGACATCGTCTCGAGCCTCGACCTCCCGGAGCACAAGACGCTCTTCGAGCTCACGGCCTCGGGCATGTCGACCCCCGTCGTGATGACGAAACCTTCAGACATCACCGACATCGAGTGGCTGAAGTACGACTACTATACGGCTGACGATCCGCACCACCAGTTCCTGCCGGTCGCCTATGTCGACCTCAAGACCTTCCTGGAGATGAGCTACGCGCTCAACCCCTCGGACGCGGATGTCGAGACTTGCAACGTCACGACCTTCGGCTCCGATAGCTTGGTGCTGAACTACTACAACGACCGTCACCCGAAATACTATACGTCCTACGACGACAACACCATCCTCTTCGACGCCTACGACGCTGCCGAGGACTCGTTCCTGCAGAAGACGAAGACCCAGGGTTTCGGGCTCTCGATCCCGAGCTGGACGGCGAGCGATGGTTTTACCCCCGATCTCGATGCCCGCCAGTTCACGCTGCTCTTAAACGAAGCGAAGGCCCAGGCCTCGATCGAACTGAAGCAGGCGGCGAACCCGAAGGCCGAGAAGCGTGCCAGGCGCGGATGGATCCAGGCCCAGCGCACGAAGAAGAACATCGACAAAACCACAACCTACATCGGTTACGGAAGGAAATAGCCTTGAACGAATTCGACCCCAGCCGGGATGACCCCCGGACGAAGGTAATCCAGATCGACACGAATAAGATCTTTCTGAAGCGCACCGACCCCTACGGCTTCATCGAACTGTCCCTCGAGCGGGGAAGCCTCCCCGACAACCTCAAAGACGCGAAGTACACGACCTGGGAGGCGGCCATGGTCGATGTCAAGCGGTACATGGAGGAGCGCGGCAAGGTCGCCCTCGATGAAGCCCCGCCGAAGCCCGTCATCCCCGTACTCGAACGCAAGAAGGCGAACTAACGAAACATGGCTGAGTCCCAGGTCACTGTCGAGAATGGCTTCATTCGCGGTCTCATCTCAGAGGCGACGGGGCTCAATTTCCCGAAGGACGGCTGCACCGACACCCTGAACTGCGTCTTCGACCAGAAGGGTGTGGTCAGCCGCCGCCTCGGCTTCGATTACGAATCTTCGAACTCGACGACGAGCGTCACCCGCTCGAGTTCCGCCATCACCGAGTATCTCTGGGAGTCGGTGGGTGGCAATGGCAACTTGAACTTTGTCGTCGTCCAGGTTGGCGACACGCTGCACTTCTACGAGATTACGAGCTCAGGCGCACTGTCGGGACAGCGGAAGTCCGGGACGGTGAGCCTGTCCTCCTTCACCGTTGCCGGTGGCACGGCCTCCAACAAGCACTGCTCCTTCTCCTCAGGCTACGGCTACCTCTTCGTGGCGAATGCCGCTTGTGAGCCCTTCTACGTCTCCTGGAACGGCAGCAGCTTCACGACCGGCGTCATCAATGTCTGGGTTCGTGACTTGATCGGCATCGAGGAGGACATCCCCTTCAACCTCCGTCCCTCGAGCCTGACGGCCCAGCACAAATATAATCTCTGGAACCAGGGCTGGTATGCCGGCTACCAGACGATGTACACCGGTGACAGCTCCGGTGCGATCAAGGGAGCGGTCCCCTTCGAGAACTGGGAGGCCTGGCGGAACAACTCCGAGATCGGCGGCTATCCGAGCAATGCCGATGTCTGGTGGTCGTTCCGCGATGCCGACAACTACTTCTCGATCCCCTCCGTCCGCAAGCGTGGCCGTGTTCCCGACAACACCCCCGCCCCGAAGGGCCACTACATCCTCCGCGCCTTCAACCAGCGGAAGGGCGAGAGCAAGGTCAGCTCGATCGTCCAGGGCTCCGGGTCCTCAAGCGCCACCGTGACGCTCTCCGAGAGTGTCCCATTCGTCTCCGGTTCGACCGTCACCATCGAGGGGGCGTCTGTCGCCCGCTTCAACGGCACCTTCACCATCAGCTCGGTCGGCTCCTCGACGGCGAACACGACCTTCGTGATCCCGATCTCGGGCACGACGGCAGCTGCGACGGCCAACGAGGATGACGACTTCTACTGCTGCCTCGGCAACGCCACCGAGGCGTGGATCTCGGCAGGCACGGTACGTCCCTCGGCGATCGCCTTCTTCGCGGGCCGGGTCTTCTATGCCGGGACGAATACCGCGAAGTTCAACGACAAGATCTACTTCTCGAAGATTATCGAGCAGGACTCCGACTTTGGCCGCTGCCACCAGGTCAACGACCCGACTGCCGAAGAGCTCTCCGACCTCCTGCCCTCCGATGGTGGCGTGATCTCCATCCCCGAGATCGGCAACATCGTGAAGATGATCCCGGTCGGCAACGACCTCATCCTGTTCGCCACCAACGGCGTCTGGTCGATCTCCGGTTCCGAGGGCATCGGCTTTAGGGCGAACGACTACTCCGTCCGCAAGATCTCGAATGTCCCTGCCGTCTCGCCCTTATCTTTCGTCGTTGCTGACGGGGCTCCGATCTTCTGGAACACCGACGGCATCTACACCCTCTCCAACGAGGGTGTCATCGCGATCTCGGACAAATCCATTAAGAGCTGGTTCAACGTCCTGCCGACGAATGCGAAGTCGAATGCGAAGGGGACCTACGACCCTCTCGCCAAGACCGTCTACTGGCTCTACCGCAGCACCTCCTCGACGACGGTGGATGGCGCCTTCGCCTACGACAGGGTGCTCTGCCTCAACCTCCTCACCGGGGCCTTCTACCCGTGGTCGATCGGCACCGGGGGTACGAGCTACCCGAACGTGAATGGCGTCATCGTCACCCCTTACGTCGGCTCTGCCGCCTCGAAGGTGAAGTACTACACGACGAAGCTGACCTCGGGCTCGACCTACACGGCAACCTTCTCGGAGGTCCGGGATACGGCCTATGTCGACTGGGAGACGCCCTCGGTGGGCCTCGACTACTCGAGCTTCTTCGCCACAGGCTTCCGGGTCCCGGGCGAGGGCATGCGGCAGCAGTTCGGGAACTACATCAACGTCTTCTGCAATGTCGCCGCAGACTCGAGCCTGAAGCTCCGGGCGAAGTGGGACTACGCCAACAACTCGGCCTCTGGCGAGTGGTCCTCCGAGCAGGAGGTCTATGTCACAAGGGCCTACCGCGACACGCTCCGCAGGCGCGTGAAGCTCCGGGGCCGGGGCATTGCCTGTCAGCTGAACTTCCGCAGCACGGCAGGAAAGCCGTTCTCGGTCATTGGCTGGTCGATGCTGGAGACCGTCAACCCTGGTCCGTAACGTCAGACTGGCGGAGAAGACGGACCTCCTCGCGATCCTGGACCTCTGCCAGCACCACCACGATTCCGTCGCCTTCGGGGCTTTGCCCTTCTCGCGCCCGAAGGTCTACCAGATCCTCCAAGCCTCGCTCGCGGATCCCACAAGATCGGTCCTCCTGATCTCCCAGGACGGGCCGAAGATCGTCGGGGTCTTCCTTGCCACGGTCTCGGAGGTGTCTTTCTCGGAGGAGAAGGTGGCGAGCGAGTTGGCCTTCTGGCTCCTCCCCGACTACCGCAAGTCCCGCAGGGTCCTCGACCTCATTTCAGCCTTTGAATACTGGGCGAAGCATATCGCCAAAGTCCGTTACGCCATCCTGTCGAAGACCCCGCTCCAGGATGAGACCGAGAGAAGCTACCAGCGCCTCGGCTACGGCAAAGTCGAAACCAACTATTTAAAGAAGTTATAGCATGTCAGCAGCAGCAGCAATTACTCTCGGTTCCACCCTTTTTGGTGGCTTCAAGCAGATGCAGGGTGAGAAGGAGCAGATCAAGGCCCAGAAGAAGGCCGAGAAGCTGCGTGAGCGCCAGATGAACCTCCAGGCAATGCGTGAGCGCCGGGAGGTCATCCGTCAGGCAACCCTTGCCCGCTCAACCGCCTTGGCGACAGCAACCTCGCAGGGTGCAGCAGCTCCCGGCTCTTCCGGTCTGGGTGGTGCCTATGGCCAGATCAGCGGCGAGGCTGGACGTCAGAAGGTGGCGATCAACCAGAACCAGCAGATCGGTCAGGGCATCTTTGCCGCCAACCGGCAGTACTTCCAGGGTTCGACCCAGATCGGCATGGGCAGGGCTGTCGCCGGTGGCGGACAGGCTGTCGGCTCATTCCTCGACTCCTCCTTCAAGGGCAAGTCTGTCGCCGGGATTCCGATCGCTTAATGGAAAAGAACTTAGAGTGGGATCTTCCGCCCGCCACCCAGGAAGAAGCAGTCCTCGATCCTTACGCCAACACCGCTGCGACGGCGAGTCTCCCTGACGACGTCGCAGAGAAGCGGGCTCTGAAAGCCAAGATCGCCTTCACCGGCGTCGAGGGAGCTCCCGGCTACGACGAAATCCTAAACGACATCAAGACGAACCGTGAGGATCGCCTCCGGAGTCGGCTGTCCCAGTCCGAGTCCCTCCGGAAGATGAAGGTCAAGCAGGACTTGATCCGGGAAGTCGTCGACAAGGGGGATGTCTCACCCGAAGCAACGACCTTCCTGCAGGGTCTGTCGACGGAAGACTTCTCCTCCGATCAGGGTGTTCTCGAGAAGAAATACGCCGAATGGCGGGTGAACATGGGCCTGACCTCGGATGAGACGGGAACCGTTGATGAGGCCATCGCTGCCAATCCCGACGGGGTGAATGAGCGGGTCGATGCCTCGGTCGACCGCATCTACCGGAAGGAGCGGGCCCAGGCGGTCCGTGAGGAGCTCGACGCCCTCTACCAGCAGACCGGGATTCTCCGGGGTGTCACCGACTTCGTCTCGGACATGATCCCCGGCTTCACCATGATGGAAGACCGGAATGTCACACCTGACAATGTACAGGTCGAGGGTCTGACCCCCGGCGAGGCCAGGCGGTCCCAGATTCGGGATCTTTTTGCCATGCCATCGAATGAGTTCGATGCCACGCTGGAGAAGCTCCGGGAGCAGGCGAAGGCCTCCGGGGACTACGCCCCGGTCATCAAGTTCCTCGATGCGATAAATGAATACGCCTACGCCGACGCTGCTGTCGACAATGCCTTTGCGCTTCTGTCGGCTGTCGAGCTCGTTCCGGGTGTCGGTTTCATCGGTGATGCCGGTCTGGGACTCGGCAAGGCCGGTGTGTCTGCCGCTGCCCGTTCTACGGCCCGTAGCGCGGCCAAGGAGGCTGTTGAAGGGGCTGCCCGCAAGGGTGGTAGCCAAGCGGCTACAAAGGCCGCTGGTGAGTCTCCCAAGGCCGTTAAAGAGGAAGTCCTTTCTGACGTCGCCGACGCAGCCCAGGAGGCCCAGACGGGCTTCAAGCCGACCCGGACGGACTGGACCGACGAACCTTTCGTCGTCAACAACGTCGCGCGGGACAAGATGCCCGAGGTCAGGGGCAAGAAGGGCATTGCGGCCATCGTCTATGGCAAGGCCGAGAAGGGCAAGCCGCACCAGATCTACATCAATACCGAGAGCCTCGACAAAGCCTTCGCGTCGAAGATGTGGGTGGGCAAGGATGGCTTCCTCGCCGATGGAGCCCGGGCCTTCCCCGAAGATGCCTTCAAGACGGTCGAGGAGTTCAAAGACTTCCTCGTCCAGCATGAGCTCGCCCATATCGACGTTGCCCGCAGGGAAGGCCTCACGCTGAAGCAGATGGAGGAGGAGGTCACCCGCGAGGCTCTGGCCCGGATTGGCCGCAAGGACCTCCTGAAGAAGATGTACCCCGAGATCTTTGCGAAGAAGACCCCGGGCGTTGACCCTGACATCGTGCCGGCTCCCCCGAAGGGGGATGGCCCCCATGTCGTTATAGACATCCCGAATCCCCGCACCGGTGGCACGGCCTCGGTCCAGGTGGCGGCGACGAACGACAACCTCACGAAGATTTACGCCGACAATATCGAGAAGGCGGCGATGGCAGGCGATGAGTCTGACCTTGCGACGACCTTCGTTGCCCATGGTGATGCCGAACGGGCTGCCTTCGCCAAGGCTGCCGAGCAGACGGCTGCCGAACAGGGTGGCGCTGCGGTGAAGAATGCCTCGGTCACCCTGGCTAGGAAGCTCCCCACCCTGCTCGATCCGACGACGGCAGTCATCGGGCGGGCGAAGCACAACTCGCTCAACAAGCTCGTCAACAAGCTCACCCAGAAGTACAAATCTGTCCTCGACCGTCAGGCTGCGGTGAATGACGCGATGTGGAAGGCGTGGAACAGTTCCGAGACCATGGGAGCTCTCCGCTGGTCGGATGATGTCTTCCAGGCCGTCCAGGGCGCTGCCCGGGCCCAGATGGACAAATATGTCCGCTCACCCTCGGCTGCGGTGCTGGACGTCAAGTTCCTGCGTGAGTGGGAGACCGGCCCCGCACGGCTGAACAAGATCGTCTACAGCATGGGCAATGTCGATGGCGGCTTCTTTGGGTCTGCAAAGCAGGCCGAGACCGTGGCGAAGGACTTCTACGGGCTGGCCGATGGCGCCTTCTCGGTCGAGTCACTCTCGCCCGGGGCCTTTACGCTGCGTGTCGAGAAGGTCATCGACGAAACCGACCCGGACATTTTAAAGCACGCCATCCAGACCGACACGAAGACACCGGTATCGTTTGCAAATACGTTTACTGCCTACCTCCGGGGCTCGGCTGGCCTGTCCTCCAAGACGCTACAGGAGAACCTCGCGATCTCTACCCACCATGCGAAGGCGCTCCATGAGGCCTTCATGGTGGCGGCGAAGGACATCGGGACCCTGTCGAAGAAGGAACTCCGCAACCTCGATGCGCTGATGGAAGCGAAGCGTGACGTCGAGAAGACCGTCATCGACCCCGTCACCGGCCAGGAGAAGAAGATCCGGGGCGAGTGGTTCAACTCCGCTGCCGAGCTCGAGCGGACCTACAAGCGGGCCTTCGGCGAGTACCCCTCCGACAATGTGACGTCTGCCTATTTCACCATGCGGCAGATGTACGACTTCGACTTGATGCACCGGAACTACAAGCTCTATGCCGAGAAGGCCCGGATCGGCATCGAGAACGCCAAGCTCCATATCCCGATTCCCGACGATGCCGGTGGCTCGAAGTGGCTGCCGATGAAGAAGGGCGTCGAGGTGAAGTTCGTCGACGCGCTCCCTGAGGGCAATCTCGACGTCCTGATTTTGAACGGCGACAGCCAGAGCGCCACCCTCGTCAACACCGCCAAGGCGGGCACCGATGGCATCAAGGCCCTGCAGGCGCAGGGCTACAAGATCCTCCAGATCGCCAACCCCGACCAGCGTCCCTTGAAGATGGTGAACGACAACTATGTCCAGTTCATCGTCGCCCGGGATGTCGAGCGTGTGCCGCTCACCCCCGACCAGTTGCCTGCGACTGCCGGTGGCCACGTTCGATACAAGGAAGGCTTCTACGTCAAGCAGCCCCGCTTCGAGACGACGTCCAACGGCGACAGGCTCTACCTCGGTGACCGGTCCTTGATTGGCGCCTCCTCCCAGGCTGAGGCCGCGAAGCATGCATCGAATATCGAGATTGCCCGTCAACTCATGGTGAAGGGCGACTTTGCTGCACTGAAGAACCACCTCGAGTCGTCGCTGCCCTGGACGGTGGGCCAGTTCGAGGAACTGTTCCGCCCGAAGCTGGGGCCGAATGGAGAGGTCCTCGAGGAGGCGCTCCTTGATAAGGACACGCCTTTCACCTGGGTGGCCGATGGCCAGGGCGTCAACGACGCTGCGAAGACCCATGCCTCGGAACTCCGTGGCAGCTTCACCGGTGTGCGTGACACGATCGACGACCCGACCAATCTCTATGGGGTGATCGGCAAGAAATACACCGGCGAGAAGGATTTCGCGCTGTCCAAGATCGTCCGGGGCGAAGGCGGCAAACTCTTCGACTTCGACAAGGCGCGGATGATCTCGCCCCTCGAAACCCTCGAGCAGGCCTGGGCCGAGATCTCGCGCTCGATGGCAACGGATAACATGAAGATCCAGTCAGCGACGACCTGGGTCGAGGAGGCTGCCGACATCCTCGAGACCCCGATCGAGGAGCTCCGCAGGAATCCCTGGGCGGCTCTCAACAATCCGCAATGGAACCGCCAGTATGGCGACGTTGCCCGGATCAGGACCTTGGATGCCCAGCGTCGTCAGATCATTACCTTCCTCAACCAGAAGGACGAGCTCGGCTCGACCCTGGACTGGATGCGGAACAAGCTCTTGAACAGCGTCTACAACGCGAAGGGCCAGAGGGCTGCCGACTTCGTCGACGACCACATCCTGCCGAATGTGAAGAACCCCCTCGCCTTCATGCGGTCGTTTGCCTTCCATACTAAGATGGGCTTCTTCAACCCGATCCAGTTGTTCCTGCAGATGAACACGATGGTGAATACCTGGGCGATCACCGGCAATCCTGCCCGGGTGGGATCGTCGCTCTCCGGTGTGTCGCTCATGCAGATGAGCCGGGTGAACCGCACCCCTGAGGTCCTCGCCCATCTCGGCAAGCTCTCCGAGAAGATGGGTTGGAAGGCTGGCGAGTGGCTGGAGATGGACGACTGGTTCCACAAGCTGTCCCTTCACATCGTCGAGGGCGAGGTCGGAACCTTGGACATCATGACCAACCCCAAGATGTTCAAGGGCGTTGGCGGCATGTTCCTGGATAAGGGTCTCGTCTTCTTCCGCGAGGGTGAACGCTCGGTGCGTATGAATGCCTGGGCCGTCGCCTTTAAAGAGTTCCGCGATGCCAACCCGACGAAGGTTTTAAACAACGCCGACATCAATTCAATTCTAAGACGTCAGGAGATCCTCTCGGGCAACATGTCCCGTGGCTCGAATGCCTGGTGGCAGAAGGGTCTGACGGGACCGATGACGCAGTTCTGGGGCTACCAGGCCCGCATCATGGAGCAACTTCTCGGCAAGCAACTGACCCGTGCGGAGAAGCTCCGTCTCGGGAGTGCCTTCGCGGCGATGTACGGAATTCCCGTCTCCTTTGCCGCTGCGACGATGTTCCAGGTCCCCGGCTGGTCGACGGACGACCTTCGCCAGTATGCTTTGGAGAACGGCATCGACGTCAATTCGGGCCTTGCCTCGGTGGCCATGAACGGCATGCCTGCTGAATTGATCCGCTGGATGACCTCCGACGAGAATGGCCAGAATGGCCTGCAACTCGACATCGGTGGCCGCTATGGCCCGGGTGGACTGACGACGATCAAGACCCTGCTCGAGGCGAAGGACGGGGTGGGTGACGCTTTGATCGACCTTGCCTTCGGTGCCTCGGGCTCGATTACACGGGACTTCTTCAAGCAAGTCCTGCCTGATGACTGGGACATCCTCGAGTCGGCTGCGAATGCCCCGAAGCTGACGTTGCAGGACTACGCGAATATGTTCTCGACGATTAGTACAGTCAACAACACGACGAAGCTGTACTGGGCCCTTCAGACCCACAAGAACCTCACCAAGGACGGGCTGAACCTCGGCGACAAGTCTGCAGCTTCGGCCTGGGTGTCGTGGACGACGGGCCTGGAGGAGCAACGGTTTAAGGACACGTTCCTGAAGATCGACTCGTTGAAGGACCTCAAAACTGCGACCGACGAGCTCGGCAAGGAATATGTCAAGCTCATCCGTCAGGCCCGCCTCCTCGAGGTCGGCTCGAAGGAGCGGGAGCTCAAGGTGAAGAAGGCTCGGGCCCTGCTTGAGGGTCTCGACCCGAAGGAGGTTCGCAAATTCGTCAAGCAGGCCCTGCGGGCCAGCGACAGTCTCGAGACCTCCGTCGATCAATCGTTTCAGAAGAAGTTTTAAGGAAGCACCATGGCCGAGTTTAACCCCCAACTCCCCCAGCCCTCGATCCCGGACTGGACGAACGCTCCAGGGCGCCTGATCGACGGCTCCGGTGTCGGTGACATCTTCGCCAAGGTCGCGGTGGTGGCAGCCGATACCTACAAGAACGAGAAGGAGAAGGCTGTCGCCAACGAGCTTTACGCTTCGGCGGATGCGGCTGCCGAGGCAGGCCGTCTCGACTCCCTGGCAAGCTCCGGGAACATCCCGCCTGACATTGCAAAATCCATGGACAAGGCGGCACTCTACAAGAAGGCCTTCGAGAACGGCAACTACTCGGATACGACCTTCTATACGAAGATGGATGTCTGGGCGAAGGAGATGAAGAGTAAGTACCCTCAGTACCGGGACGTCATCGACCAGCAGCTTGCCCGGGTGATGGGTCGTACGCCGGCGAACATGGAGCTCGACTCAGCCCGCAAGATGTACGAGGACGATCTCCAGGCACGGTCGTCGTCTGCTTCGAAGGACCAGACCTTCCTCAGCGAGCACTCGGAGTTCCTCTCGGAGGAGGAAGTCGTCCAGTTCCAGACGGGAACGGATGAGACGAAGCAGCGCCTGAAGACGAAGGCGATCATTCTGAAGGGCGACAAGGCACGGCTGCAGTCGGAGTGGAACCAACTCGAGCAGAACAGCAAGGCCGGTGCCCTGGAAGCTGGTCCGGTGCTGTCCCAGACGGTTGCCAACATCCAGCGGGAGTTCTACCTCGGGGCGATTGACAAGGGCGGTGGCTCTCTGCAGAGCCTTCGCCAGACGATTGCCCGGATGCGCGAGGGGGGCTTCACGCCTGAAGAGACCGCCCAGGCCGAGGCCCTGATCAACGATGCCAAGGTCAATCTCCAGCAGAAGTGGGTGACTGCGACGACGACGCCCGGGGAGAATGGCAAGTCCCTCCAGGACTATTTCGCTTCCGATCCCTCGGTCTGGAATGCCCAGAAGGCGAAGCTCGACGAGATGGTCGGGAGCCTCGATGGCTTGCTGACGGGGAAGTCCGGCATCTTCGAATGGAATGCGACGATGGAGTCGGCCTCGGTGAATGCCCGGGCTGCCAAGATCCGTGACCAGTTGGGGGCTGAGGCGTATGACGGATTCAAGTCAGTCGTCGACCTCGTCGGCCAGGACCAGGCAAACTTGATCTACCAGAACCTTGCCTTGGACAAGGGTGACCCGATTGCCGACATGATGGCCCAGACGGTCTTTGGAACGGCGGTGAAGAAGGCTGACATCGGGACGGCGGTCGAGACCATCCAGTCCAGCGTTGACCCCTCGCTCCGGTCTGCCTTCAACGAGGGGACACGGAACGGTGTCGAAGCCATCATCAAGACGGCAGTTGACGACTCCCTGCCTGTCGAGGCCCGGGCGAAGGCGATGGACGCCATCTTCGGCGATACCGAGAACAAGTTCCTGCGTTCGCTGAAAGACACGCCCGACAACACCGGACTCTCTTCCCGCGAGAAGGCGTTCAAGCGTCTCGCTTCGCCGGAGATGGCCCAGGCGGCGAAGGCCGCAGGCAAGGAGGTTGCGTATACCGAGTGGGTGAAGCGGTCTGCCGTTGCCCTCTATTCGGGGAATGTCGAACAGGTCAACGCCACGAACGTCAACACGAAGGCGATCGACATTACGTTTAACCCGAAGACCATGCAGTTCGAGGCGACGTTCAACCCTGCCGTTGTCAAGAACCCGCAGCAGCTTGCCGCCTATATCCAGGCCCGCAATGCCGGGAAGTCCTATGCGGCGATGAACAACATGCCGAAGGATATCCCTCTCGCGGACCTCGACAACATCAAGGCTGGCCTGGACTCGATCCAGAAGCTCAACATGATCAACCAGGCCCTTGTCGAGGCCTTGAAGTCCGAGCAGCCCGGGATCAGTTCCGAGGATCTCGCCAAGGAGCTCCAGACCTATATGGGTGACCTGAAGGCCTCCTACAACAAGGAGGACCCGTGGCAGACGAGGGCGCTCAACGCCATCGGCAAGCACTTCTCCGACAACCTCGACGGTACGGTGAACAAGAAGCTCAAGAACGAACGCTCAGGGGAAGACTTCGGTATCGTACCCCAGGGTGATGCAAATTTTAACATGATCGAGGACAGCCGCTCGGCCCTGCCTGACCAGGACGCTGCCTCGATCCTTGCCTTTGTCTCCCATGCCGAGGGGGCAGACTACGGAACCTTGTTCGGCGGCCAGAAGGCCGACCTCGAGGGCATGACGGTGGCGGAGGTCCAGGCCCTGCAGCGCAAGCACGGCAAGGCGACAGGGAGTTCAGCCACCGGCGCCTACCAGGTGATGCGGAAGACGCTGTCGGACTTGATTGACCAGGGTGTCGTCGATCCCGATGAGCCCTTTACGGAGGACGTCCAGAACCGCATCGGCATGGCGCTCCTCTCTCGCCGTGGCTACGAGGACTGGAAGTCCGGTAAGCTGACGACGGAGGAGTTCGCCAATCGCCTGGCCCTTGAATGGGCCTCGCTCCCCGGTGCGAATGGGAAGAGCGCCTACGAGGGGGTGATGAACAACAAATCTACGACGGACCGATCGAGTTTCGTCTCGATGCTCGAAGGCCTCCGCGCCTAACAGAAAACCCCGGGATTAGAGAGGGTTAATTGGGTAAATGGGCTTTAAGGAAGGAAGAACCTTCTATGGTCCAGTCAGTATGTATTTCTTGCGGCACAAGACCACAAAAGAAACGATCAAACGGTACTTTTGCCGCAGAATGCTCCACTTGCTCCAATAAACGCTATGGAACATTCTTTCCAAAGAAAAATAGTCCCCACTCAAAACTGAAACAATCGTTTTGCCAACGATGTGGGTTTGTTCCTGAACACAGTTGCCAGTTGGACGTAGACCATATTGACGGTGATCATTTCAACAATACGTTAGAGAATCTTCAAACGCTGTGCGCTAACTGCCACAGGTTAAAGACATTTGAAAATAAGGACTGGCAATAAAAATCCCGGGGTTTGTAGCCCCGGGGTTTTTCTTACTGCCAATCTCTCCAGTGGTCCTTCGGTCTCGGGTTCTTCGTATTCTGGATGTAGAAGACAAGACCAAAGACGAGAACGACAAGCACGACGATTATGGCTTCTGGCGACATGGTGCCCTCCTTGCAGAGGGACTATGAGTCAGGAGCTTTTTTCTGTCAACGGTCATCCCCGCTGCCTTGAAGCACGCCCCGTGCCACACGGCTAGAAAGTTTCGACAGATTCGTATCGGCCACTTCCTCTAGCGTGTAGCCAAGATCGTCAGCCAACGCAGAGATGTACCAGAGGACATCCCCGAGCTCCTTCTTCATCGACTCCCGCCACTCGAGGTCCTCGAAGTCACCACCAGCGTCCCGAAGACGCTTGCCGACCTTTTCGGACACCTCACCGGCCTCGCCCGAGAGCTTGAGTGCGGGGTAGATGACGGCGTTCTGTTCGGAGTAGATGGCGAAGTCCAGGGCGATGTCCTGGTACTCGGCGAAGGTGAGTTCCTCGAGCTGTCCGGTTTCGTCGATGAGTCGGATCATTTTCCCTCCAGTTCTTCGATGATGCGGTTGAGATAGACACGCGCCTTGTAGAGGTCCTGGAGACCGTCCTTCTGGTCGTAGCGCATGATGTACTTAATGATGTTGCCCATCCAGAACGGGAGATTGTTCTCCATGCAGAAGGTCAGGGGCTCGATCTTCCAGCGGGCGTAGTGGTTGGGGTTCAATGCAGAAGGAGCCGTTGCGGGCTCCTTTTTCGTTGCGTTCATCTCCTCGGGGGAAGGGTAGTAGTAGTAGTCGTAGGGAATCCGGACATCCTCCGGCTTGAAGCTCAATTGAGGACCTCCTCGAGGCCGAGGCGCTTCAGGAGCTCCTTCGTCTTCGACACCGGGACGGCGAAGCCGATATTCGCACCCCGGATACCGGCTGACACCGTGCCGATGATCTCGCCTGCGTCGTTGTAGATCGCACCACCCGACGAGCCACCGATGATCGAGGCCGAGTGCTGGAACATCGGGATGGCCCCACTGCCGAAGTCGATGGCCCGCTCAGGAGCGGAGATGATGCCAGCCGTCAGGGAGTTGTCGTAGGCGATGCCGGGATTGCCGACAGCATAGACCGGAAGGCCACGCTTGAACTTGTATCCCTTGCCTGCCAGCGGGGCTTCCATGGCAGGCTTCCAGGACTCGTCGACGACCTGGAGGATGGCGAGGTCAGCCTTCGCGTCATACCCTTTAATAATGGCCGAGTGACGATCGAGGGAGACGACGTCGTAGTCCTGGCGATGCCAGGTCTCGACATACATCGGGGTCTTCTCGACCACCATGCGGCTCTTGATCTCTCCGGTGATCGGGTCGACTTCCTTCTTCTCGACCTCCCGGAGGTTCTCGGTGATGCAGTGATGGGCGGTGAGAACGAGACGTTGCTCGATGTCAATAATGGTGCCAGAGCAGATCTCCGAGACGATGACGTTCGTCTTCTCGATCTGCTCGTTCATCTTGTCGATGTCCCAGGCCGAGGCCGGGAGGGCTGCTGAAATGAGCAGGCCGATGGCGATCAGAAATTGCTTCATGAAATGTCTTCCTTCGTTATTCACAGGTCTTCTTGCCGGTCTCGGGATCGTAGTAGCAGGCGGCTCCTTCTCCTTCCTGGGGTGCAGCGTTGAGGATGCCCATGCGCTTGCCGGATGCGCGGAAGGTGGTGCAGCCCTTGGCCCCGCCTTCCCAGGCCTTCCAGTAGATGTCCTTGAACTCCTCGAAACTTACGGCGTCTCCGACATTGCAGGTTTTCGATACAGCAGAATCCATCCACTTCGCGGCGACGAGCAGGACTGCAAGATGGTCGTCCACGCTGCACTGGTCCGCTGTCTTTCCACGAACTCCGAAGACCCGTAGCCCATAATCGTCAACACGCTCGACGCGGGGACCTTCATATGTCTGGATAGTACGATCGAATCCATAGCTGAAGACAGGCTCGATCCCCGAAGAGATATTGTCTGCCACCAGGGAAATAGTTCCAGTTGGTGCGATGGAGGTAAGGTGGCTGTTTCGAATACCGAAGAGTTCGATGTGGTCACGGACGTCCTTGTCGAGCTGCTGGATGAACTTGCCTGCGAGATACTCCTTGGCGACGAAGAGCGGGAAGGGACCCTTCTCCCGGGCGAGCTCGGAGGAAGCCTTGTAGACGGCGTTGGTGAAGTCCCGGAGCAGCGAGTTCAGGTAGACCAGGAAGTCCTCGGAGCCATAGGGGTAGCCCAGGGCCTCGAGGGCATTCGCCACGCCGGTGACACCCAGCCCCATGCGGCGCTTGCTAATCGCCTCCTGGTACTGCTCCTCGAGCGGGTAGAGGGCCCGGTCGACGATGTTGTCCATCGCCCTGACCACGGCGGGGATGTCCTTAAAGAACTGCTCCCAATCGAAGTAGAAGGCGTTGGTGGCCTCATCGAGCTGGACGTAGCGGACGAGGTTGAAGGAGCCGAGGAGACAGGCCCCGTTGGGCGGCAGGGGCTGCTCGGCACAGGGGTTTGTTGCCGCTATGTTCTCAATGTAGTGGAGATTGTTCATCTCGTTGATGCGGTCGATGAACAGCACACCAGGCTCGGCCCAGTCCCAGGTGGAGCGCATGATCTCGTTCCACAGGTTCCTTGCGTTGATGGTGCGGTACTTCTTGCCACCCCAAACGAGGTCGAAGCCTGAGTTCGTCTTCACCGCCTCCATGAACTTGTCAGTCACGGCGATGGAGATATTGAAGTTCGTCAGGTTGATGGTGTTCTGCTTGGCTCGGATGAATTCTTCAATGTCAGGATGGTCCACCCGCAGCACTCCCATCTGTGCACCGCGACGATGCCCAGCAGAGGCGACAGTCCCGCATACGGCATCGAAGATCCGCATGAAGGACACGGGACCGGATGCAGGCGAACCTGTTTTACTGATGAGGTCTCCCTTGGGACGGATAGTGGAGAAGTCATAGCCAATACCTCCTCCAAGCCGCATTGTTTCCGCAGCGACTCCTGCGGTGGCCATGATGCCGGCCATTGTGTCAGGAATGGTGGGGGCGACGAAGCAGTTGTAGGGGGTAACTTGTCGGGCCGCACCCATGGCAGCCTGGACACGGCCTGCCGGAAGGAAGCGCATATCGAGGAGAGCATCACGGAAGGCGTGGTAGTGTTCATCGCTGTCCTTGAGTGAATCAGCGATGCGGGAGCACTTCTCGCGGAAGGACTCACCGGGCTGACGGTATTTCATTTCGTCGAGTTCGATCGAGATCGGAAGGGACGGACCAGTGTTCAAATTGACTCCTTGTAAGCGATAATATCTTTGCACCAGGAAATGAGTTCGTCAGCCGAGCAGACGTATTTCATTGTGTTTGCCTGACGGCAGACAAGCTGAACGTTGTCCTTTTCATAATCCCGGCTGGGGTCTATCCGGTCTATCGAAATGTTCGTGTTGATAAGGCCGTTACCGAGTTCGTAAGTCATCTCTCGGCCAGAGAGGGCGCAAAGTCCTTTCTGTTTATGGTAAAGTTCGATGTAGTATTCTGGAGCGAGCGACTGCCGCATTACCTTCTTACGGACAAGCTGCCGGATGAAGGCTTCTGGATTGCGTGACCGCAGTTTAAGCGTGGTCTGGTAGTTCTTAGAATTCCTGTTGCGGTATCTGACGGCACAGGTTCTTGAGCAGTACCACTGGTACTTAACGCCGCTCGCTGTATTCTCGAATGAGCTCGAGCACTCTTTGCAAGTCCCTCTGTACATCAGCTTCGCTTGGGCTGCTTCTTCCGGTTAGCTTCTTTCGAGATAACCCGTGTAGGTACACCCTTAAGGCTTCCTTTTCGGGGCGCGTTCTGGTGGTCAACCTCTTTTCCAGCGAGGGCAGCTTTGCCAAGACGTCGCTCGGCAGCTCGTCGATCCTTGTTCCTTTCCGCCCGCCTTTTCTTCTGCTCCGGCGTGCCGTGGTAGTCGGCGTATTCTTTCTTGTAGTCGCGTTTCTTCTGGGGCATTTCACACAGGTTCCTCTGGGAATTGCAGGCCGTATTCGAAGTAAAGGAAGACGAGGATGTCCTCCTCGGTGGCCTCGTTGAACTCGAGGATCTCTTCGAGGGAGTAGGTCTCGAGCAGCCTCCGGATACGCTCACGGAGGAAGAGTTCCTTACGCTCCATATTCCCTCCGGATACGGTCAAGTGAGATGAACTCGGGGTCGTAGGAGCCAGCCTCTACATTGCGTTTGAAGACAACGCCTCGCCACCAAAGGCGGTTGACTTCTCCTGCCCAGTCGGATTCGTAGTCCTGATATACGCCCGCAAGACACCCCATGATCTTGCGACCGGCAGTGTCAGTGCGAATGCAAAGGTCAGCGAGATGACTGTGACCAGCGGTACAAGATACAAATCGCTTGGAGACCAGGCTGTAAGCAGGGTGTTCGCCGCCCACAGGCCTGCCCATAAGGCCACTAACATGGTAGTGAGCGTAGTGAATGCCATCGAGTTCAATGCTTCCTGGGCTTCCGCCTTGGTAGGGTACGACTTCGTCATAGAAATAATCGAGCTCCAGATCTTCCATGCCGATCGCTCCCTCGAGCTCAGGCTGGATGTTGATTGCCTTGTTGATGCGTTCTTCGTGGTTGCCGATGCAGAACACCCTGCGGGGAAGACGCTTCTTGGCGCCTTTCACGATGCTCCACATCCGGTCCTGCCAATCGAGGTGGGCGTCTACATCGGCTCGGTAGGTTCGCCCCTGGAACGACTTCTTGCCCTTATCGTACGAACACAATGAAGGCATATCAGCGGAGTCGCCAATATGAATGACGACATCAGGCTTAAGATCATTAATGAGGTGTCCAAGCCACTCGGCCCTCTTGTTGTGATGTTGGGGATGTGCGTGGGAGTCGGGGATGACGAGATGTGTGGTCAACCGATAAACCTGCAATGACGGAGGTTGGATTCAGTGCAGAGATTTCGGGGGTAGCCGTTGTCGACAAGCCACTCCCGGAACTCCTGCTCGTATTCTTCACCAGGGAGGTTGGGGTGACTGGGAATAAAGTCGAAGACCTTTGGGAAGCCGTACATCCAGCCCTGCGGTGGATCAATTAGCGGGGACATAGCCATAGTCAGTCCTTCTGGTGAGATACTTTACGAGGCGCTTTGCTTTCTGAACGTCGTCCTTGATCATGTAGCCAAGGAGTCGATGGTTACACGCGTAACAGAGCAGCCCTCGGATTCGACCGGTCTTGTGATCGTGATCGACTGCCAGGTGTCTTCGTGGCCTGATCCGCTCAGGAGTTCGTTGACAGATAAAGCAAGCGCCGTCCTGGGCACGAAGAATGTCATGGTATTGCTCTCGCGTAAGACCATACGTCGCCTGGATTCGCTTCCATCTTGCTGGTGAGTCATTCAAGGGTCTCCGTTGTCGTGGCTTAGAAGGCTTTTTCGACATTCGGCTCCCTTGCAACGTGAGTCAGGAAGCGGGGGCCGTTCGAGTAGAAGAAGGTCTGGAGCCCCGGCCAGCATTCTTTCTTGAAGGCGCAGTAGCTGCACTCGGTGCAGAGCTTGCGGTTGCCTGACTTCCCGTCCGGTTCATCGGTGAAGGCCCGGGGCGGGAGTACCTTGAGCTGGACGAGGGCCTTTTTGTCCTCGACGAGCTTGGCGTAGTCCTTGTAGGTGCTGGGCTGGACGTCGACACAAAGGTGGCCAAGGGTCTTGTCGACGGCGATGAAGGCGGCGATGTCTTTGCGCTTTACGGCAGGGTCGTCCTTCGATGCGTAGAGGTAGGCCCCGAGTTGATCGAGGTAGCCAAAGGAGTCCTGGTCCTCGGTGAGGTGGCTGTTGAACTTCTTGAAGGCGTAGGACGAGGCTGACTTGACGTCGACAACAACGCCATCGACGACAGCGTCCCTGTGACCCTTTACGCCGTTGATCTCGAGGGTGTCCTGGGTTCCCTCGACGGAGTGCCCAGCTTCTTTAGCCAGGAAGAGAACAAGCTCTTCGAGGATGTCCCCGTAGAGGAACTTGAAGCGGACTTCGGGGGGCAGGGGCTCGGCTGCTTCGGGCTTGTTGAGGGTGTACCAAAGCTTCCGATTGCAGCGAGTCCCGAGGTTAGACATACGAAGGGTGTTGGAAGGTTTCTCATCTGCGATCCGGTTGGAAATGTGGGTAGCAAGGCGCTTGCCGAACTCTTCGACGTTGCCTTCGTTGAATGTATGGGGTTCTGTGAATAGTTTGTAGATATCGGATACGAGCGTATCGAGCGTCTTCAAATCGGGTATCCTTGAAAAATGTGCGGGCCTCTCCCCGCTGGTCACCGGCTCCCCCGGTCAGGTATCACGACGCCATCGTGTCGCGCCTATAGCTACCCGTGGAATTTAGCCTCTCCACGGCTGAGGGGTCTTCCCTCCTAGAAGGGAATGGCCTTGAGAGCAGGCTTCGCTGCCGTTGATGCCATGGCCCCTGCGGAGGCCACGGGAGCCGTCTCCTGCTTGACGTAGGGCACGAGCTTGTTGACCTTGACGGCCTCGAGGCGGTGTCCTTTGCCCTTCATGGTGTCGTAGACGATGACCTTAATGGTGACCTCTGAGCCGTTGCCGACAAGCTGCTCGAGCTTGTTGCCATCGGCATCGAGAACGGCAGGCGGATCGAACTTCACGAGTTCATCCTTGATGACCTTCGCTTCCGGTCGGCGGAAGGTAACGAAGACACCGTCATCGTCCTGCTTCTTCTGCATGGACATGCCGGTCTCGTCGTAGATCTTCATGGATTCGTCGTCGAGGTAGACCTGGATCTGCCAGTTCTTGTACTTGTCGTCGGGCTTGAAGAGCTTGGCCCACTTCGCCTTGCCCGAGAGGTAATAATAGCTTGATGCCATAATGCGTATCCTTGAAATAGTTGTGGTCTGAAAAACTACGGGGAGAGAAGGATTAGTTCACGAGCCTTAGGTTCGGCTTTGCCTTCTTGGGAGGGTCAATTCCCTCAGGCGGTTCGTCCAAGAGGGTAATCTCATGGACTTCGAGGTCTTCGACATGGGAGAAATAATTCCGGATCTTGTCGACGACATCGTCGGGGCTCTCGCCTTCAACCGTCGCAATAGACGTAACGGGCTCGAGGTAGGAGAAAGTGACTTCAAAGAACTTGCTAATTGATGGTATTCCTAGTGTGTGTCCAGCCAGCTTGTGCCGTATTTGGCGTTACCGGCGAGGGGACAGTTAAGGTTAAGCTGGCGACCAGCTTCTTCAATTGCCGATATCATTATATTACCAGCTTTGGTTGCATCAGTCAAGGAATTAACCTCAACTTGCCACTCGTCATGAACAAAGTTGACTTGCTTGAAGACGATACCCTCCTTTCTTAGGTTCTCACGCCAGATTAGGTTCGCGGTCTTCATGATGACGGCTTCTCCGTTCTGCAGGTAGCCCGCCAGCATCAGGTGCTCGGAGTCACAGGCGACGAGTCGTCCGTCGAGTCCGATAAAATAGCCTCGAGCTGCATCAGCAGGGAGTCGGTGGTCCTTAAGTCCTCGAAGGCCTGGATAGTAGTTGAGGAAAGCGTCAACTGCTCCTCGGGCGTCATCGGAAGAACAGCCAAGGATTTCAGCGATCTTAGCGACTCCCGCACCAAGGAGAAATGCGTAGATAAAAGTCTTCGCTGTGTCTCGATCTCGACATGCATCGCCCAGGGCGATCTTGTTGAGAGTGTGGGCATCAGTACCGTCTTCCTTTCTGCCCTGGGTGAGGGCTGCGATGAAGTCTTTGTCGTTCATGTAATGGGCGAGCACCCGGAGTTGGATGCCGTCAGCGTCGACACCGACGAGGTACTTTCCTGGCTCGGCCCGCCACAAGCTGCGGAACTCGTCGCCGTAGACGGAGCCATGGCCTGGGATGTTCGCCATGTTGGGGCTGTTGTGGGACATGCGTCCGGTCCAGGCCCCGATATGGTTGAAGCGGCCATGGATACGCTGTGTGCCCTGGTTATAGACGGCGAACCACTCCTCGAGGGTGGAGCGCCTCGAGTCCAGCATCAGCCACTCGACGAGCTTGTGGGCTGCTTCTGGTGCGTCCCGGGGTAGTGTAGCAAGGTTGGCTTCGTTGACCTTCCAGCCGTAGTAGCGGTAATGCTCAAGGTCTCTGCTTCCTCTTACATCAGATGGTTCAGGTAGTCCTCGAAGTCCTCGTCCAGCCGTCTGAGCGCCTGCTCTTCCTCGTACAGGTCGACTATTGGATGCTCGTTCGGCGGCGATGTGTCCCTTGGTCTTGTCGAAGGGCTTCCATCCACACTCCCAGAGCCGCTCGACGCACTGCTTCGGACTCCCGGGGTTAAAGGGTACCCAGGCAATTCGGGAAAAAGGGCCTCCGTTGAACTGGGTGAGGTCGCCAGGACTATCCAGCCACCGGAAATCCACGCGGCTAAGCGTTCCTGAAGCGGTGACTCGAGGGTGTACCTCGCGTACCAGGGTAGGTCGCGGCTGGAAATCTCGGGCGAGATCGTCTTCCAAGGCTCCGAGTCTGCTCGTGATTGAATGATGCAGGGAAACCGCTCGTTCGAGGTCAAAAGAAAATCCGTTGGTGTGAAGGTCGTGGCAGAGGAAGGCTGTATCGTGTTCGAGTCGTAGAGAACGACTCCACTGGCTTGAGGATACGTAGGGTTCGAGGAGGGCATAGAGTTTCTCCGTAACAAGGACGTCGTTGATGCAGTAGTCCAGCATCTGCTGTGAGTAGGCAGAGAAGTCTGAGAAGTCGGCTTTGTGTAAGCCTAGGCGGTTCCCCCAGGCCTCGAGGGAGTTGCCACCCTCGACGCCGTAGTTGAGAAGACGGGCAACGACGAGAGTGTCGATGACACGGGACTGATCGAAGCTGAAGCCAGGGATCAGCCGGACAAGGTGAGGAAGGTCATAGGCAATGACGTTGTGACCAACCCAGCAGGAGACAGAGCTACAAGATGATAGGAACCCCTCGACAAGCCTCGGGTACTCCCCAGGAACCCCCGAAGGAAAGCTCCAGGTAGATACCTCGCCGCTGTCGAGGTTCTTCACCACGATGCACCAGAGCTTGTCCGGGTTGTCGATGGCGTTGGTCTCGATGTCGAGGATGCAGTAGCTCAAGGGTTCTCCTGCGGCAGGGGGAGGATGAGATCACCATCTTCGCTTTCTCCGGCGATCCATGAAATCTCAGACCCCGGCCACGCATTACGGGCGGCGGCGATGGTGCGAATAACATCCTTGCGACAGCTATTACAGTTGCAGTTATTCCCGGTGTATGCGTTCAACGCCGCCTCCACCACCTCATGCGGTATGTCTTCAGCGCCTCTTCGAGATCGTGGCTTGATCTCAACGGCTTCGTACCAGAAGCGATAGCCAGTGTAGGCGGGCTGATCCAATTCCGGGCACTCGGGGTGCCAGCCTTTGGGGAAGTTGATTTCCAAGTTATGGTAGTCGTCCTTCACGTTTACCCACCGTTTGTTGAAGTGTTCCTGCGAACAAAGAACGAAGTCCTGCGCCTCCTTCTCGGTGCGATACCCGTGCAGCATGATCTCGGTGCGATCCGAATACTCGCCCGTACTGGCAAAACATATGTAAACAATATGACTCACAGCCCCTCTCCTTCCTCGCAATCAATCACGACCTTCACACAGGCGATGCGGTTCCACAGCGATACTTGGTCTGCGTGTTCCTTGCTTGGGAAGATGCAGCAATACTCTGCATACACGTTCACCCACACCTCACGCTGGATACGGGGCTTCACTTCGATGAGGCTGGCACAGTGCAACGCCGCCTCTCCACTTTCCAACCATGTATAAGCAGTCCACTCACGTCCATCACGAACGGCACCGTGAATGGGCCTATGCCCACCCCCATCCACTGCATAGATGCGAACCTCGCGGCCATCGCGGGTGCGATAAAGTTTCTTCGGGTCAATCATTGTAAACTTCCTTCAAACGATGCGGAGCATACTCTTCAACGATCTTCCGCAGTTTCTCGTTCTCTTCCTTCAAGGCATGTGCGGTGTGAGCCATCGGCACATACTCGCAGGGCATCCTGTAGAACGGACACGGTGAAGCTGGCCTAACCATTGTCACCTCCCGGCGCGGCGGGCTGGGCCTCTAGTGCGGCGCGGGCGATCTGTTGTGCAATAGCGCCACCGTGATACCCTGTTGCCAATTTCTCCAGCGCCGCACGCAGCCGCTCGATCTCGACTCGACAATCTTCCAGTTCTTCTTTTAGAATGTCATCGTGCATGGTTATGCTCCAGGCTCTCCAATCTCGATGGTGCCGTCGTCTTTGATGTGAAGCCACCCAGCGTATTCGAAGTCTTCGTAGGAGCAGTCTTCGTCGATGGAGTAGGTGACCTCCTTGTGGAGCTCGAAGAACTTCCCCCGGAGCCACTCGGGGATCTTCGGGACTGTCTCTCCTTCCTTCATTTTAAGAAGCGTGATTGCCATGGGGTACCTCCGTAGGGGGTAGATCGTGAGGGGGGATGGTGCGTTCAGAAATTATGTAGGTGTCCTTGTCGAAGTAGAGAGAGCCACCGGGGCCTGTCTGGGCCGCGAAGCGGTTCTTCTTCACGAGGAGGTGGGTGGTGTTGCGCTCGATCGGATCAGCGCTGTCGAGATTCCTCACCAACTGGACATGGAGATCCGCGATCTTGGAGATGTTCCGCGATCCTCGGGTCTTGCCGTCGTCATTGATGTGGCTGATCAGGAATAGGCAGAAGTCGAGCTCCTCGACCATCTGCGCTAGTTTCGTCGATATATAGTCGAGTATCCGCCGCTCGTCACCTTCGGCGACTCCTGAGACGAGCAGTGTGATGTGGTCGAGGAAGATGAACTTACACTCACACGCGCCAGCCATGAAACGAATGCTGTCGAGTATAGTATCAGGATCATCACTACCAAAATGCGTATAGAAGTGTAGACGATTGTCACGCTTTACCGCTTTCGTGAAGGCCTCGAACTTCTGTTCAGGCGTGAGGTAGGGGTCATGGTGGGCTGCCGTCTTGAGCTCATAGCCCGCGAGGCCGTCGTAGAAGCGACGCTTGCCCTCTTCGAGGTGAATGATACCGACGTTGGACTCTGTCGTCTGGAGAAGATGGTACTCAAGACCACGAAAGATTTCCGTCTTGCCAACCCCTTCCATTGCCGTAAGAAGAACCACTTCGCCGTAACGGATGCCCTTCGTAAGATCCTGGAGAGTTGCCCAAGGGTATGTCGCAACAGAAGTGGACTTCTCTTCCTTGAAGATCTCCAGGACTTCCGAGTTACTCGAGATGATGCCCTCGGGAAGAAACTTCTGGGCGTTGTGCCACGTAGAGAGGAATTCCTTCTCCGCAGCATTGACAAGGTAGTCGTTCGCATCCTTGTATTTCGTGAGCTTTACATGGAAGATCTTGTTAAAGTTAAACAACCCTGCAACGTCAGCACAGGCTCGTTGACCAGCATCGTCTCCGTCAAAGCAGAGGTAGATGGAGTCGAATGAATTGAGGTACTCGAATTCTGCAGCACAGTCCTTTCGAGCTGATGAAGCTGATCGGACAGACACTGCCGGATATTTGCTTCCAAGGAGTTGGTAAACGGACGCAGCATCAAGCTCTCCCTCACAGATCGTAATGCTGCGAGCAGAGCCAGCGTTAAATCGGTCTCGTCCAAAGAGCGTGGCATTACTCATGTCTCCTTTTGCATGGAACTCCTTCTTCTGGAGGTTCCGGATCTTGATCGCCCCGTTGGGGTAGGTGTAGCCCTGGGCCACGGGGGTGCCGTTGGCATCGACCTTGGTGAGGATGCCGTATTTCTCCATCGTGGCTGCCGTGAGCCCGCGCAGGGGTACGTATTGGTAGGTGTATTCGAAGTCGTCGGCTGTCGTCTGTTCGCTCACGCTGTCTCCGTGGGTGTAATTGTTGCAGGAGAAGCAGAAGCTATGTCCGTCGCTGTATTCGGAGCGGGCATCGCTGCTGCCGCATCGGTCACACGGAAGGTGCGACCTAGTCAGCTTCGACTTCGGTGCATCCGCAGTATTCGGCAGCGTCTTCAGCTTCGACTTCATAAACATCGCTTGTGTCCTCCAAAGATTCCCAGAAGTTCTGTTGCTGCAGATGCTGCTCGAGGCAGGAGATGCAGACGTCCTTCTTCAAATCCGGGGAGTAGACGACGCGGTTGTTTTCGAGTGAGGCCGAGAATGACAGGCTGTTGTGGTAGAGCGAATCAGCCGATTGGGAATAGTCGCAGATAGCGCAACGACTCATGGTTGAAAAACCTCAATAAAATAAGGGCTTTAATGAATTTCGAGGAACTTCTGGCTGCCGAAATATGTGCAGCCGGTGTATTTGGAAATCTTGAGACCACCCTCGAGCAAATAACTTCGATGGGCGAGGTAGATCCAGGCCGAGACGACACCCCTGGCACCGATGCAGACCGGGACACGGATGCGTTCGGTCAGCATGATGTTGCGCTCATCGCCGTCGAGTTCGATGAGCTTCTCGGTCGGCACCTTCCACACCTCACCGAGGATGCGGTCCGTGCCGTTCAGAGTTGCGAGCTTGAGTTCGGAATCACCGTCCTGGATATTTAGTATACTATATATGTCGGATTTTGTCCAGGCGATCGAGACGAACTCAGCCTCCGAGTTGGCGTGGGTGAAATACGCCGAGGATTTCCCCCGGCGCTTTCCGTAGACGAAGACGTACCAGTCATCCTGGGTGTCGAGCAGCGGGACGTCAGGCGTCCAGCCATTCTCGGCACGGCAGTCGGCAATGAAGTCAGAGAAGTCGCTCATGCTGCTACGTAGACCTCCTCGATTTCGTCGTCGGCTTCGACATCCAGGTCGTAGACCTCCTTGATGAGGTCCCGGATGAGGAGCGCGGCTTCCTCCGGGTAGTCATCGACGAGGTCCTTGATCTGGTCCATGGACAACTGGCAGACATCGGCGAGGCAAGACAACTCGGCGACGTCAATGAAGCGTGGGCGCTTCGGCAAAGTAGGGTTTACCGTCGCCGCCTTGGCTACCTCCTTCTTCGCGGTTTCGAAGGGGACGTCGTCGTCAAAAGGAGGCTGAGTATCTCCTCCAGACTTGATGGGCGGGAGGGAGACGACCTTCTTTTCTTCCGCTTGGGGAGAGTCCGGCTTCCAGTAGCCATCCTCCTTCCACTGCTGGTAGCCCTTCGAGTAGCCACGGCTGCCGTAGCCGTAGTCGTAGGACTCCCGGTGGGTGCGGTTGAACGAGTACTCATTCGAGGCCCACCAGCCATCGAAGGCTTTGCCATTGTCGTAGTTCACAATCTGGTGGTTGCCGAGATTGTCGACGAGCAGGAAGACCGAGCCCTTGCCTGCATATTTCTCGAGCAGCTTGACGTAGACCGGGTCATGCAGGAAGGGCTTGCCCTCATTGGCCTTGAGGAAGGTCTCGGACAGCGGACGCAGCAGGGATTTGGCGAAGTGCTTCGAGTCGCAGTCATTCGTCGTACCGAAGTCGGTGAGCGTGCCGTTGTGCATGAACTGGAGGTCCATGCCGTGCAGCTTCTTCTTCAGGACGCCGAAGGGATGGACGTTGTCCTTGTCCTTCGCCCCCTTCGTCCGGAAGCGAAGGTGGGCGTAGACATGGAGGTCCTTCGCATCCTCGAGGAACTTCGCCAGCGTCTCGGGCTCGTTGCCCTTCTCCTGGAAGAACTTCCGGAGCTCGAGCTTGCCACGGTCGATGGCGACAAGGCCCATGCCGTCAGCGTTGACGATGCAGGCAGACTTCAGCTTGTCGAAGGGGATGGTAACCCCGGGTTCACGGTAGATGATGACGCACATAGGGTTCCCCTCAGGCTGCGAAGTTGGTCATGGCGAAGGTCGCAGCACCACGGGTCTGTTTCTGCTGCACGGACTTGTCGAGCTTGGCGAGGAGCCCGCCTGAACTGGCGATGCACTTCACCGTGCCGTCTTTGAGAATGAAGGTGCGCTTCCTCCGTTTCTTGTTGAGGTAGGTGATGTGGGCGTTGGTGAGCTTGAACGGCGCCTTGTTGAGCTTCTCGGCGACGGTGTGCTCGGCCTTCTCGGTCCAGATGAGTTCGACGACCTCGGAACTGGCGACGAGATCCGGGAGCTTGACCTCGGACAGGAAGGCCTTGAGCATCTGGTACTTGTTCTTCGGCGTCCGCTGCAGCCAGGCGAGGTAGTGCTTCAGGGAGAGTTGCGACAGCGCAGTCTGCTGGGTGTAGTGGAAGGCGGAGTCGACGAATTCGAGGTTCTTCACCACCGTGGCGTAGGACACGATACCCTTGAACAGGCGAACCTCGACGGTCTTGTCACGCTTGAAGTGGACGGCACCCCGGAGCCCGTCATTCGTCCGGGATGCAAGCCGTGCCGCCTTGAGCTTCGAGGCATGGGCAAAGTGGTTGGGCATCCTTGCCCACTCCTCGAGGTTGCGCTTGGTCGGGCGCTCCGAAATGGCGAGGATGAACTCCTCGTTGGCCGGGTTGGTGATAAACCAGGTGAAGCGGTTCAGGTGGCTGGTCTTGAACGCCTTGCGGTCGATGTGGACATGCATGCCATTGCCGGTGTCCTTCGTCGTGTCGAACTTCTGGTAGTCGACCTTCTCGAAGAACTCGGCCCACAGGCGCTTGTGTGCCTTGAGCGAGGCCGGGACGGTGACGAGCTCGTAGTTCTGCGACTTCGAGCCCCAGACCGAGCCGTCCTGCTTCATGATGAAGAACAGGTCCTTCTGGGCGGTGATCAGTTCCTTCGGGGTGTAGTCGCCATTTGCTTCGAGTTCGACGCCATAGAGCACGGCAGCCGGTTCCTTCGGCCCCTTGATCGTGTAGGGGAGGTGATCGAAGATGTTGGTGGAGTAGTTCATGATCCGCTCGAGGGCACGGCGATCGCCTGCCATGTGGCGGACGAGGAAGGAGAGCCTCGATCCGGTGTTGGATAACTTGAACGTGACGCGGTAGCCGTCATCGATGTACTGCTGGACGATTCGTGCGGAGGAATAGTCGTAGGGAACCGACCAATCATGCGCATGCCCCTCGGGGACGAAGACAGAACCACCCGAGGCGTATTTGTAGAGCGTTCCGATGATCCCCGGGGCACAATGGTCACTCCAGCTAATGCGAGTGGAGAGGTGGGCCTCGAAATAGGCATAGGCGCGATCGACGAGAGGCAGGAACTGCTCGTCGAGAACAGCCTTGCCCCTTTCGTTTGTCTCGATATCGCCGAGAGAGTTGGCAGTGCACTGGACGTAGGATGTGAGTTTCGCCTGGCCCAGGATGCTCTCGTTGTACGCAATGCGCTCCGGGTAGCGGAACGACACCGAGTAGTTGTAGGTATGGACCGGACCCTCAAGGTCGTAGCCGACCTTGGTGAAGAACAGCATCCACTTCTTGTCGTCGGGGAGGCGGGTGTAGACCTCCCGCAGCATGCGGAGGGTCTCGAGGGTGGAGTTGCCCGAGAAATACCTCGCGATGTAGGGCAGCAGGCTGTCGATGGACTCGTCGCAGAGGAGGCCAGAGGCGATCTTGATGCTGTCAGCGATGGTGATAAGCCCACGGGCAGCCTGGTTTGTAAGGGGGTAGTGGTATTCGGTGTTGATGCTGGGGTTGAAATACTCGATGGGCTCGAGGAAGACACCGGTGCGTTCGAAAGTGTCACGATTCAGAACGGGAAAGGGCATGTGAAATAACCTCAATGTTGGAAGGGATGGACAGTGCCGGGGCGAAATTGAACTCGGTGACCGCGTAGTTGAAATTGCGGTTGACGAGGACATCCACGGCGACAAGGTGCGTGTCCCTCGACACACAAAAGCGTTCTGCGCCAGCGAGGAATGACGTCTGCATCAGCGGGCTGTTGGTACGGTCCAAGACCGTCTGGAAGTAACTGCCGGATGCGTGATTCCAGGCCTCGAAGGGGCCCACGGAGGGGCCTGGCTTCTTGCGGAGAACGACGAGGGGAGAGCCCTTTACGAAGAGGACGCGGTACTCCCGCCACTTTTCAAACGCGGGCGAGATGTACTGGGTGTTGGGATCGTAATCATTCGGGTCGTCGGTAATGCGGTAGTCGTGACCCCCGAAGTGATGCAGAGGCCTTACAATAAAATGTGTGCTTGCATAGGCTTCGGGGGTCTTCAGTCCGTGCTGAAGCAAGACACCCCGCTGGGCATGCTTGTTCAGCGTGTAGAACGACGCAATGAAGTCATACGAGTCAGGCACATTGGCGATCGGGTTTGGATACTGACCACGCTGGGGGAAGGCCAGGAACAGGTCCTGGGAGTAGTCCAAGGCAGGCTGGTATCTGCCTGGCCAGGAGACAAGCTTACGCGCCGGGATCGCTCGCTTTAACAGCAGAGGGGTCTTACGAAACTTGCTGGGCTTGACGACGAAGCGCATGAGACACGTCACCGGAGAATGATGAGGAGGAGGATGAAGATGGACAGGATGACGAGGATGGCCATGATGATAGGAACCCCTTCATTGGACCTCTGGACGTTGCGCCAGTGCTCGATCACAGTGCTTCCCACTGGAGCTTGCAGGGGTGGTAGAAGGCCTTGGCGATGGGGGCGCACATGTAGATTGTGACGCCTTCCGCATTCGGGAGGGTTTCGACATGTCTCCGGGCGTCGTCACCGTTGGGGTAGACACCCCTGAGCGTCGGACTTCCGGGGCCGATGGCGATGAAGACAGGTGTTTTGAGGACGGTGGGGTCCATGGTAAACCTCATGCTGAAACGAAGAGGGGGTCGGGCCGCAGGCCCGCTAGCCATTGTTGATCGAGGCATGCTGAGGGATAGCTACGGCGGTATGTGGTACATTCGTACCGGGGATAGCCAGCTAACCCTATGATATTGCTACGCAACGCAGTGTCTATGGCAGAGCCGAGGATGGAGAAATACTCTAACGAATTGAGTACGTTAGCTACCAACAGTGAGGTCGTGCTACCAATTGGTACGCGGTTTTTGCTGGAGTTCTGGTACAAATGTACCACAACCCGGAAGCTACTCACCCCTGACCCTTTGGGCAGTCCTTTGTTGCGAAGAACGGTCATGTGTTAGAGCTCAAGATGCCTTGCTGCGTTGCGTAGGTAGTTCGGTGAGTACCGGGCGTAGATGCGCTCGGTAATGGCTGTGTTGGCATGGCCGAGATACTGGGCGATCTCACTCATTGGAGTGCCCCCTTCGGCCATCCATACCGCTGCGGAATGACGGAACATGTGGGCCGTTACCTTGATACCAAGGCGACGAGACACGACTGTCATGGACGAGCGGACCTGTTTGATGGGTCGATTGGCGTATTCGAGAACGTATCGGGTGGTTGCCCCTTTCTTTGCTTCGATGAGGTAGCGGTAGGCTGTGTCGTTTATGGGAACGACGGCACGGCCCTTCGCGGTGACTGACTTCTCCGGGTTACGGAGGTCGATGATGCGTTTGTCGAGATCGACACGGTCCCAGGTGAGGTCGATCAGCGCATTGCTGCGAGCCCCTGTGGTGACGGCGAGGATCATGAACAGGATGATGTGCGGAGCTTCTGAACCTTTCAGGAGCTGATGGAAGTCCTCCTTGCGGATGTAGGCTGTACGCGGTGGTGGCTGAGGTCCTGGGTCGATGTGGACAGGGCGATCCAGAAAGCCGTGTTTAAAGCCCCAGCGGAGCACCGTACGCAGGAAGTTTAGCTCCTGGTGTATGGTACCAGGGGCTGCCTGGCGATTGTCTTTGTAGGCTTTCTGAACCTCTTTGGTGACGTACTGCGGGAAGAGCTCTCCGAATGTCGGTGCTAAGGCATTCCAAGAGAGTTTCATCCGCCGTAGCTGCTTGCCTTCGAGTTCTTTGTCTCGAAGGTACAACAAATAGATTTCATGTACGGTCTTCTGAGTCTGCCGGTCGACGACGGTTTCTGTGAGCTCGATGTGGGCTAGTCGTCGCCGAGCCTCGGCCTCGTTACTCGTGCCAAGCGAGCGCCTGATGCGCTTCCCGTTCTGGGTGTAGACGACGACGAATACGCCTCTATGCTTCCTAAGGGTTGGCTTGAGCATTTCTCTTCGAACTCCAGAACTGCGACGACGGGGATGCGGATGAGCTTTGTGCCGATACGGAAGTGTTTAAGTTGGCCAGTATTGATGAGATTACGGATATGATTTTCTGAACAATTCCAATGAGATGCTAGCGTTTCGATGGTGAATGGAACGTTGTCATTTGGCATGATTTCCCTCTGCACTTAATGTAAGGGAAAGTACGTACTGGATGGCGAGTGGTCAATTGAAATGTTTAGAATTGCTCATACTGAATATTAGATTTATTCATGGATCAGGGCGATGCCCTGCAACCTATTGTTGCCGGACGCGTGCTACGGCGGTCATGAGTGACTCCTTTCTCGTTTTCTTTGGAACCAAAGCGTAACTAATGACGCTACGGATAAAAGAGAGAGTGAGTTTCATATGTAACCATGGAGAGTTATGTTGCACTGCATGGACGAATCTAATTCATGCTTCGGTTGGATTACTCAACCACTACAGACGGCAAAGATTTATTCCTGGGCTTTACAAAAGACTTTAAGTTCAAATGATGGGAATTGTTGTTGTACTGATTCAATTGCTGCTTTTTCTTCAATGAGACGAGAGACACACTGGGATAGAGAGAGATCGGTGTACGGGTAATATGCGACACCGGAGGAAATGAAGACGAGCGTGAAAAGCAGAGAGGACATGAGATACTCCTGCTGAGATGATGATAGGAACCCCTAGACTCCAGCCTATGTGACCAGGCCCCGGGCTGGTGTTGAATCATCCGCCCCGCTCAGTCCCTTTGTTGAGACTGAGGGGGCAGATGGGCTGCGGGTGAGCAGTTTAGCCACATGCTCAGGTGGTTCTCGGTTAGGCTGCAGCCCGCTTGAGGAGGGCAGCACCCAGCTTGGCGTTGGCAGCGACGACGTTGCTGGGCTTCGTGTTCACTGCGTAGGGCTTGTAGACGAACTCAGCCCCGGTGATGGTCTCGTACATGTTACGGTACATGTGGAACTTCGTGAGGAGGCGGTTGTAGTTCAGCGTGGCTTCTTCGAGGGAGACGTAGATGTTGAGGAGTTCCATGTCCCCAGCCGCATCCATCTCGTTGTACTCCGGAGCCTGCGGATCGAGGTTCGGGTTTTTGTCGAGGTACTGGGCCTTGCGGTCTTCCCAGTAAGAGACGTTCAGACGGGCACAGAACCGGGTGCGATTGTCGATCTCGGTGTTGCGGTCCGGGATGAACTTTGTGTCCGTCGTGTTGCCGTAGAGGGCAGCCCAGACGTTGGAGCACTCGTTGTTGAGTTCGTACTCCATGCGGGCGGTGATCTTGTTCGACCCTTCCCGGGTCTCCATCTGCGAGGCGAAGGCAGCCCAGTCAGCGAGGGCGTTGATGTGCTTCTGGAAGTCAGCCTCGAACTGGTTGAGGACGACGGCGGCGAAGGAGTTGTTGGCGGAGACGTTGTTGGTCATGATGCTTGATCCTTGTTGATGCTTGAAGCTGTTGATGAATAGGCACTTACAAAAAGAGGACTCGGGGGGCGGCAGCCCCCCGCTTTCCATTTCTTAGATTTCATTTATCTTCGTGCTCCCAACGCAAAGACTCGTTGGCGAGTATTTCGCAGAGCACTTCGTTGTTGATTTGACGAAGTTCTTTCTCATTGATTTCGACAGTGAGCTTGGCGACGGCACTTAGCTTCTGGCTGTTGGACGCGTAGGGGTGGGTGAGGATCAAAGAGAGAGCTTCACCCGTTGAGATGAGACCGTCTTTCCAGCGTTCGATGGTTTCGTTGAACATGTTTGTATCTCTTGTGTGATGTTGAAGAAGGGAATCGGGGGCCGAAGCCCCCGCTAGCCGTTATGCGTAAGGGTCTGATACGATCGCGGTGACCAGGAAGAGGATTGCGATGATGAAGATGTAAGCGGCCATCAGTGGGCATCCTCTTCGGTGTACCTGTCGGTGAAGGGACGCTTGTTTTCATCCCACCAGCGGTTGCGAGGTTCCCTCTTTCCAGCGAAGGTCGGCTCCTGACGAGGGGAGTTATCGGTGATCCAGACGTCGAGATTCTGGGCATCCCTGGGGAGATGCTGCTGGAGGAACCACTGGGCAGCCTGCTTCGTGGAGAACTCACGCATTTCGGTGATGCGGCTGTTCCAGCGGGTGATGATTTCGTAGCGGATGACGATTGACGTATCGCGGCTGTTGGAATAGGTATTGAGATCGATAGCCATGATGATTGATCCTTGTGATGGCTGTTGATGATAGGAAAGCCACTGGTTCCAGCCGGTGGCTTTCTTGTATGTATCTGATTATATTCGATTATTCTTATATGAAGCTAGAATAGTTCTAGCTAAATCTCTTCTTTCTTAGACACACGTTGATGTCAGTATCGGGCCGTCTTGTACCCCTGCGTGTTTCAGCAGTCCGAGGGTCGCCCTTTAGTGTGTCGTCTCTGGCCCGTGTAGATTTTTATATCGGTTGCCGTTG